AACTCTTCGGGTAAACTCTTCGGGTAAACTCTTCGGGTAAACTCTTCGGGTTTTCAAGAGTATAAAACTTAGATATTTTATACTCCGAGTATAAAATATTTCATTATAAACATTCATTATTTGATTATTCGGTTCAATAATTATTGGTCTAAATTGGTTTAACAAATACATATAAATATTGATATTCATATTGACATTGTAACAAATCTGCCCATGCTTCAACTATAAATCCACATGACTGTGCTTCATCAACAATTTGATTTATATCTGGCATCCACATTTCATGTTCATTTTTTCTTACTTTACCATCATTATCATTTTTAAATTTCTCAATAAATAACGCTTTATCATTTTTATCATCTAATTTAAAATCAGCACTATACGAAAAATCTGTAAATTTTACCTTTGTTGATGTAATACGTTCTTTAGCATATCTTTGAGGAGATACATACAATAAGGGATTTCCAGGAGGAAGAATTGGATCAAAACGTTCCCGATCAACCAAATGAACAATTAAATAACCACCTGGCATTAACCATTTGAAACAATTATTAAAAAATTGGGTTTTATCTTTAAAATAATAAATTGTAAAATACATACATAAAATATGTGTAAATGAATTTGGTTCCAATATATTTTCATCTAAAGCATTCCCTACCCTAAATTTAAAATCAGGAAAATTCTCTTTTGCTTTTTTTATCATTGAAGGAGAAATATCAATTCCTAAAACATCTAATCCTTTTGAACTTAATGAGGATACATGATGTCCTGTTCCACATCCTATATCTAAAATTTTACTTTCTGATGACGGAGATACACTATTCAATATAAATCCAACTTCATAATCATCTTTTAAATTATTAAAAACTAAATAATCATAAATTTCAGCATAAAAATCATCATATATTCCAGAACCAGTCTTAAATAGAAATTGATCCTTTTGTTCAAAACCTTCAACGAATTTATTTAGTTTTATCCCTCTAAATACTAACATTAACAATAATAACAATGACATAAATATTAAAATCTTACACCAAAATGAAGATTTACTATAGGAAGCACCTAAAGATTTAATCATTTTTTGTATATACATCTTATATATTATCAAGTTTTTAAAACTATAAAATAATTATTAATTTTGAAGTTATAAATTAATTTTTTTTACTTTACTTTTCTTAAAAGTAAATATGAATGATATAGAAATTAATGATATTAGAAGTGATAAAGATTTTAAAGGAATTACTTTTTCTGAATTTAAAAAAACTGACGTAAAAAAAGAATTAATTAAAAATCTTTATAGTGCTAAAATTGAACCTGCATGTTATTGGAGTGCTGAAATGATTTGTGCAGGACATTATGCTGACTTATGGGACTCTATAATAGAATTTTATACTAAACATATTCACATTGGTAATCCAAAAATGATTTCTTATTTAGAACTAAGAATTAATAACTTTAAAGATATTTTATCAAATGGTTATATTGATCAAGAATTAAGATTAAGAAATAATTTAAAAATGAGAAGATTATTTTGTGAAATAATGTGTGTATTATGCGAAGCTCGGAAAAAACATTGTTATGCTGAAGTAAAGGTTAAAAAAGAAGATTTCGATTTAACACAAATGACAGAAAGATTTAAAGCACCTAATGTTAAATACGCCGAAGAAATATTTTTAAAAGACGATCCTAAAGAGTTATTTATTGCAGCAAATGAATTAGCATATAATTTAACAGAAGAGGGAAAAAATAGTGTTAGTGCATGCTATTGGATGGAATGGATAATTGAATTTGAATCTATTTGTAAACATAAAAATGAAAAAGTTAAATGTGAACGTAGACAATTTGCTAAAGTTGATAGTAAATGTCAAATGGATATAATTTGGATTATTTGGGATATTTTCTTAACACAAGCTAAAAAGAGAAATAATTTAGTACATCGTATTATTATTAGTGCTTTAAATATTTTTTGTTTACGATATCGAACTGGATGTCATAAAAAACGTCGTTTGTTAATGTATTTTGTAATTGGAGTTTTTACAGAACCGTATGAGTTAGACGAAGAAATTGTTCAGGATAAAAATAAAATTATTACAATAACTAACAATATAAATAAAATTTATAAACAGATTAAGAAAAATGAACATTCCCCAGGAACAGATTATTTATATCAAAATTTAAAAGCATCCAATTTGGAAAAAACAATTGCAAAATTAGAAACAATGAATAATTTAGGCGCCGAATATATTCCAAGAGTAGAATAAATTATTTACCTATATATATATATATATAATGAAGACTCGTAGTCAATTTAGTAAAGGAGGCAATAAAAAAACTCGCCGTGTAGTTGGTTCCCCTACAAACAAATACACCCAGCAGAAAATTATAACAATGTTTTTACAAATGTTAAATACTGTAAAATTATATCATTGGAAAACATTTAGTTATGCCCAACATAAAGCAACTGATAAACTATATAGCAATTTAAATGAAAATATTGATACATTTGTTGAAATAATGCTTGGTAAAACAGGCAATCGTGTAAACCTTACTCAACAAAAAACATTACCCTTATTAGATTACACAAATGTTAATGATTTTACAAAAGAAATTAACAAGTATAAACAATTTTTAATTAATATGAATAGAGATGACGGATTAAACATAACTAACAATAGTGATTTATTAAACGTTCGTGATGAAATCTTAGGAAATTTAAATCAATTTACATATTTATTAACTTTTAAGTAAATTACAATTTTATATCTTGAAAAATTATAAAATTATAAATGTTTAGCGAAGCAATAAAAAATTAATATGTATTTTTATTATAATGAGTTCACAAGAATATATAAGATCGGTCACCGAAATTGTTCCTGATGATTTTCCAACATTAACTCCATTATCGGAAGGCACAACTCGCACAAATAGTAGTTCCAATTTTTTTTCAAATATAACATGGCAAACTTGGGTTATTATTATATTAGTCTTAGCTTTGTTAGGTATAAATATTTTTGCTTATTTAGCAAAAGGAACGCAAGAAACTGCTTCTATTATTGAAAAATTATTTGGCCCATTCTTAAGGTTTTTTGGATATAATACATTATCAACCACAAAGCAAATTATTGAAACAACAACAACTGGAACTAAAGCTGGCGTAGATATAGTTTCTGGAGCTACAACTGGTGTAATAAATACAATACAAGAAAAAACACAAAATGATAATCAAACGCAAAATAATACAAATGTTTCAACATCAGGAATACCAAGTGGTGTTTCTTCAACTTCGGCACCCCAAGGTAAAATGGCAACAACTTCATATCCAGTGCAAGAAAGTATACAACAAGCGGGTGCTAATATGGTTCAATGGCAACAAGATTCCTTAGCGAAAGCATTAGAAAATGCAAAACAATCAGTAGACCAAGTTAGCCCAGATGAATCAAGAAGTTCAATACAAACAACAGGTAAATCAGGATGGTGTTATATTGGAGAAGACCAAGGAATTAGATCATGTTCCGAAATTGGTGTAAATGATGTTTGTATGAGCGGAGATGTTTTTCCTAGTCAGGCTATTTGTATGAATCCAAACTTACGAGCTTAGGTATAATCCTTGGTCGGTGTAACACAAAAAAACACTAAAAAGAAAAATAGAATTTGCTAAATGTCCGAAGGTGTAAAAAAGAAAATGTGAAAATTTGGTGAAACTAAATTGTAACTAAATTGTCCACCAAATCATAACAACACCTTGACCCCCATTTCCAGCAGAATTTCCTTGAGATACAGTGCGACAACCACCTCCGCCACCACCACCAAATGAAGGTAAATTATTTGACGCTGACACTCCATTCTCATTTACATTTGAACCATATAAACCGCCAGCACCATTTCCTGCCCCTCCACCCGTATTAGTTGAAGGAGAATAAGAACTAAAAACACTACAAGCAGCGCCCCCTCCACCAGATATATTTATTAAATTTCCATAACCTGGAATACTAAAAGGTAATCCATATGGTGTATTATTTGAACTATCTCCATTTCGGGGGATTATAATACTAAAATCACCAGAACCTCCCCCACCCCATATCTAAAATTACCTGGAATAAAACTATTTGATTGTAAAATTCCATTTATTAAATAACCTCCTGAATATCCACTAGAGGGTCCATATGGATTTGGAACTCCAAATGAGCCATTTGCCCCATCTGAACCTACTCCATAGGATGCCTCATACGTATTTCCATTTATTGGTGTTATTATTGTATTATTACCATTTCCTCCCCCAGATGAAGTATTAAAATAAGGGGTCCCTTCACCACCCGCTCCAACTGTTATAGTTATTTTTGAACCAGGATCTGATGTAAAAGAAGAAATAGGAGCACCAGGACCTGATGTATATAAATATCCCCCTCCTCCTCCTCATCCTCCAGGATAAATGTTTGAATTTGCTTGTAATCCACCACCTCCTCCACCAGCAATAATAAGAAAATTTATATTTGTAATTGTATAATTAAAAGTCAATGAACTTGAGTTTGATGTATTGGTAAATAATAATAAATATGTGTTTAAACTTGTATATAATGTTGGATTATTTGTTATTTTATATATTGGTAAAATATTAACCATTGTTGAATTTGAAGGATAAGAGTTTTCTCCTTCATATGTTGTAGTCATATAAAGATTATAAATTCCAGGACTTAAATTCGTAATTGTATATTGCGTTAATGAACTTGAAATAGAGGAAGCTACTAATCCATAATTATTATCATAAATATTATAAAAAAATGAATTATCGCTTAAATAATTAGATGGATTAACCCAAGTTAATAATACATTATAATATGTATTGGGAGTAGTTTGATCTAATACAGAATTAACATAGGATGGAGGATAAATAATTTAAAAAATGTTAATTGATACTACATTGGATGATTCACTCATAATTTTGGCTGTTACATTTTCAGATTTAATATAAAACTGATATATTTTATTGCCATTATTAACAGATACTTCAGTAGTAAAAATATTACCATTAACACGTTTTACCAATATTCCATCTTGATAAATATTAAAATTAGATGCTGGTAAACAAATATCATTAAAAGTCCAAGAGAGAGTTACATTATTTAGATTTGAAGTAAAAGATGTTATATAAGGAGCACTTATTTTAATAGCTCCTAATAATTTTGCGTTCACAGGCCATTTATTAGTGCTATTTGTCATAATATATCTTTGTCTTGGATACCAAGTTTGGGTTCCATCATTCCAACATAAATCTTGAATTGGACCAGGAACATCAGAATCTGTTGTTGGATTACATAATTTTTGAGAAAGACTTCGTTTAGTTTCTCCAGTACATATATTTTCTTGTATTGAACAAATTAGATTTCCTCCATCTTGAATAACAATAGGTGTAATAGGTGAAACCGGAATAATTGGAGGATTTGTATCACTACCTGGAGTTGATGGGACTGGAGGTGGAATATTAGGTTCATTAATATCACTACCACCCCCATTATTGGGTGGCAAAGCTGGATAAACATTATTCATTATTTGTGGACAGGTTGGAGGAGCAAGAGTAGGACCAATAATAGCTCCAGTTTTTGGATCTACAGCTATATTAACAACATTTCCACTGCGTTTAAGACTTGTTGTATTGGGATTTGTATATCCACGTGTTGATTGCGTAGCCCATGTTGTATTACGATTAACCCATTGTCCTTTAGCAATTTTAGAATAAACTTGTGACTTAGTTAAGTTACTACTATTTGCTTTATATTGTAATACATTACCTTTATTTAACATAGCAACTCTTTCCGCTAAAACAACTGAAGTAACTAATTGTTGAGTATAAGGGTCAATAACAAGTCCACTATTATCTGTAGTTGTATTTAAAGAACAACTATTTTGAACTCTGGACCATGCTCTTGGTGGTTGAGGTAAATAACAATTAGAATTAAAACATGACATCTTAATATAATATAGAAAATTAATAACTTATAAAAGCAAATTTAATTTTTTATAAGTTATTTTAGAGCAATGGGTATTTTACGAAATAAAAAAACCTGTTGACTTTTCCTCGTAAATTTCCGAATACGGGACACACTACTGGTAGAATAGTAAATACGCATTGCTCTAAATACTTTCTATTCTAATTCCCAAATTTTTGGTCGGTGTAACAAGGGTTTTATGCTTAATACATACCAAATTTTATTATTTTATTCATTTCAGATTTAAGATTGTATTTGTGTTTGGGGTTGAATTGGATTAAATAGATCACCCATTCCATAAAAAAACCACCGTAAAGATAAATAATTTGTCTTTATATTTAGTCCATTATTTCCTTTTAAATTTGTATTTGCTCCTTTACTTGCTATTTTATTTATTTCATTAGTTCCCAAAGCATAATCATAATACCATAAATTAGAAATATAACCTGAAAAACCTCCATTAGGTGCAATATATACATCTCCATAATTTTGCTTTGGAACTCCATGTAAATTATGACTTTTAATTATAGTTCCATTTATATAAACATCAATTGTATTATTTTGACATCTAATTATAACATTTACCCATTTATTTAGTGGAATATTATCAATTTGAATTTCTTCATTTATAACATTAAATGTATTCATCATTATAATCAATGAATTAGAGTTTGGAGCTACATAAAGTCCAGGAGCATTATTAGGAAAATTTAATCCTTGTGTATCCTGATTATTATTATTTGGATTTCTGGCATAATCATTTCCTTTATAAAATACACAGCGATATTGTCCAGAATTGTATGTTAAATCATTAATATAGATCCAAACCGACCAAGTAAATTCTATTCCTTCATTAGCATTAACTGATCTATTAATAGTTACTGAACCCTCGGAAGAAGGATCCTGAGGGATTACAATTAATTGTTTAGCATCCACCATTCCATTTATTAGTTGAGTATTATTAGATGGGGAAAAAAAATACCCTAAAAGAGTTATACCTAAACGAAGTAAAATTATAAAAACAAATAAAACTAATAATAAGAAGGCTATTTTAGCAACTAAGCTATTAGAGTTAAGAAATTCTGTTGTATCATTTACATATTGATTTTTATTAAATTGATTAAATATTGAGTTTCCTTGACCTGTATTAGAATTTTCCATCTTATATATATTATATATTTTTAAAAAAAAGGTTTTATTTTTATTATTGAATACTTACACCGACCGGAAAGAAAAATGAGACAAACTCATCCTAAATTTCAATAGCTTGTAAAATATTTTACGAGTCATTGAATAACAAATCATCTTATTTTTACTATATTTGTTATGAAGAGGAAATTAAAAACTATTACACCTATGCGTTGCTCTAAAAAGAGAAAGTTGAATCCTCATTATCTCCTTCCATAAGAGATACCTTAATTGTATATTTACCAAAAATATTTCCTAACATGCCTCCCCCATATCCAGCTTTATACACATTCCAAGCTTGTTGTGGATTAGAGGAATCTGGCCAATATTGAAATTTAGAGGTCCAACCAGAAAATCCTCCCATTGGGGTTATATAAATAGGAGCATTTGAATCAATTTTCGCTACACCAGGTAAAACGCATGTTCTTACCAATTTTCCATCTAAATATAAATCTAAAGTTCGTCCAAAAACACTCATAAATAAATTACACCATCTTTGAATTGGAACATTGGATAAACTACAAGAATGGACTATATAATTAGTTCCATTTTCTGGCTGTTCATCTAAACCTGGATAAACAGCTAAAGATACAATTATATTATTTTGAATAGGACCTAACATAACAGAGGGACAAGGTTCTTTCTTACCAGAACCTGTTGTCATGCGACCAAAAATAACTTTTGGTTCTCCATAACGATAATTCCAGTCATTAACATAAAACCATATTGAATAGGTGAAATTACTTGAATTTCCTGAAGATGAAGAAGAAGATAAATCACCTGGTTGAATTGTTTTCATAGTTTGTCCATTCATAAGCCCACTCAATGTGTTTACATCTCTAATAATATAACGAATCAATACTATTAATAAAATAATAATGATTAAAAATATTATGATATTTTTAACAACTCCCATTATATATTATACTATTAGAAATTTTCTAAAAGAGTTTTTTTTGAAACTAAACTAAAATATAATTTGAATAAAAATATTATTTACTTTTGTATTGGAATTAATTTTTGATTATTATTTGGAATAACAGGAGGATTCTTATTTTTAAGAGAAGTATATAATGTATTTACTGTTAAATAATCTAATGGATTTTTAAAATACATCAAATTTGCTACATTTCCACTAATTCCATTTTCAGACCCCACTGTTAACATATCTAATTTTATATATGGAACTACTTCAATTGCAGATTTAACTAATCTACCATTATAAAATACATCTAAAGTTCCACCATTATAATTTAATATAATATTATTCCACTTTTGTAATTTAACATCTGGATGTTTATAAATTAAACGATTACCATTAGCATCAGTTTCAAAAGAAATAGTTATTGATTGACGAACTTTTTCTATAGTTTCATTTATTTTTTGTTGAACATTTTTCCATTTATCAATCGTTTCAGGTTTTATATCAGTTTCTTTTTCTTGCGTAAAATCTACTAAAGAAGATGAATCTGTTTTTTGTTTTACAGTAATATAAATTGTATTATCCGCTGAACTATATTTAATTATTGGATTTTCTCCATAGGCTAATATTGGAACAATTTTATTATAGGATACATTTGTATTTGGAGGAAATGAATCCAAATAAAACCAAAATGATATAGCATATTTATAATTAAATATATCACTTCCAGATAATGTTTGATAAGAAGCAACATTCGTCAAAACATTTGTTTGAATAGGTTGATTAATTAATTGTATACCACCTTGCTTTAAATATTTGGATTGTAAAAAATGTTTACCAAGAAAAATCCATAAAAAATATATCAAAAGTAGAACTAAACTTAAAACTAACATTTTAATTTCAAATGGCTTAGGAGGTAAAAAAGGACCATTTGTTCCTTTTATAAAACCAATTAATTTACCAATTGAATTAACAAAAGTAACTAACAAACACGGTATATATAACAAAATATTTAATACTAAACGATAATAAGGATTTTTATCTAAGTAACCTCCAGCGTTTGCCAATTTATATATAATTCCTAGCATGGCACAAAATAAAATTATATTAAATATTAAATGCCCCCAAGTTTCGGGTTTATTAGCATCTTGGTTAAATAAACCCATCATTTTCAAAGATAAATAAATTAACCCAAATGAAATACCTATTGCCCCTAATATATATAAACCTTTCATTATAAAAGTTAGTAATCCTGGTGTATCTTTTAATAAATTAGATTTAGATGGATTATCTAAAAAATATTGATAAATCGTTATCAATAAAACCATACAAATTCCCACAAATAGACTAAAAAATATTACAGGTCCTCCATAATCTGTCATTATACCCCAAGGATTAACAAAATATAAAATAGTAATAAGTAACACAAAAATAACAAATATTAGTGTATATTTTGTTCTTAAATTAAATACGTCTTGAACCTCTTTTGGAAAATATTTTAGTATTTGATCATCTTTATTTTGATAATTTTTATAAATAACCACAGAAATTATAATAAATAGAGTAATAATAAAAAAATTTAATAACATAGCTGTGTTATTTTCAGGCGGATTTTCTGAAAATATTCCTCCAATATATAATATCATAAAAAATCCAAATAATCCAAGAAGTAAAACTAACAAAGTAATAAAAGGCATAAACCAATTTTGATTAGATAGAGAAAAACTAGAAAAAAATGAAGAAGAAGGATCATTTTTAAATTTAAAAATTTCTTTTACTAGAAATGCAACTAAAAACAAAATAGGTCCAGTAATAAAAATTTCTTTACCAAATAACCCATTAAATCCATTTTTATTTGTTACGAATAACACTATCATTAAAATAATAAATATAAAAATGAATAAAATCATAATATTATATGAAACTAATATATGTTCTAAAGATAGTGATGTTTTTTTTGTGTTGTCCATATTATATACTTTTAAGAAAAGATAAGTAAATTTATATAATATAATTTACTTATCTTATAATTACATATTTTCCATAGCGGTTTTTTCTCCATGACATTCTCGACAAAGAGCTACTAAATTTGTTACATCATTACCTCCGCCATGTTCTAATCTTATCTTATGATCTACTTCAAATGTATGTGTTAGTTTCTTATTACATTGTCCGCATTTCCAATCCTGCATTGAAGCAACATATTTCTTTTTTGTTTCACTTACTGATCTTTTTACCGGTTTTTGAGTGCTTAACATATTTCTTTGTTGCTGAGCAACTAACATTGGATTATAATTTAATTTTGGATTTAATTCTGTATTAAAACCCTCCATAAAACTTTTTCCTTTTGTGGATAAATCAAAAATGGGAGATAAAATATCCATTGATGATTTATCAATTGGCATATATTTTATCATATTATTAGTGTATAATAACATATTTTTAGATTGCAAAGGATTTCTTTTAATCATAATATAAAAACATAAAGCTAAGAAACCGATCAAAATCATTTTGTAATATTTCTTATAGGCTAATAACATTTTTGTATATTTGTTATCATAATATGTATTATACAATAAAAATACTGTAATTATTATTATTATTATTTCAAATCTCATATATTATAATAATATTATCTTCTTTTTCTTGTATTATGTTTTTTAAATTTTTTAAATTTATAAGTGTTAGAATTATTTTTATTTTTAATTAAGATTCCTATATTTTCCTCCAGCTTTGAAACATATTCTAATTTTTTTGAACCAGTGTTTTTATCAAAATTTTTAATAATTTTATTTAAATTTGTTAGTTCATTAACTAAAGAAGAAACATCAATTGGAGTGATTGGACTTTCGTATAAAAAATGTATAATAATATACTTAATTTTATTTATAAATTGCATTTGATATTCATTTAAATCATTATATGATTTATAAAGTTCTTCATACAAAATAATATAAATAAAAGTAAATCCCCAAATATCTATATTTTTTAAAAATACTTGTTCAAAATATGAAATTAAATCTAATTTTCCATTATATGTATATTTTTCAAGAATTTTTGTCAAATATTCAATAATATAATAATAAGTAAAATCATATTCAATAAAATGATTTTTTATTTCTTCTTTTTTTATCGCAATTATATCATGTAAAGTTAACTTTTTAATCAATCCATTAATAGCTGATAAATGACCCGTTCCCCTTATATCATTCCAAATAAATATATAATTTATTACAAATTCTCTAATTTGATAAAAGTTAGGATTTGGATTAAGTTCTAAAAAATTGTTATAAAGTAAAATAAAGTTTTTATTAAAAAGAATATTTGAAAATGGTACATTAAATTGAAAAGGGCGTCTATATAATTTATTGGGTATCCCAACTTTTGTTTTATCATAAACAACAGATAATCCCCAATCAATTAAACGAGTAATTAAATCAGTTTTAACAGCTTTGCTGTCTACAACTAATACATTTGTAGCTTTAATATCACAGTGATAAACGTTTAGATTATTCATTGGAAGAATTCCATTTATTAAAAGTTTAATTAATGAATTATTAAGTCTAATAAAGTTTGACATTGTATAATTATTTTCAACAAATTTTTCTACATCAATGCCCCCATTAGGCATATTTATTGCCATTATTTTATCCAATGACTGATTTATATTTTTAACGTTTATTCCTTTTTTTTTTAAAGGTTTACATTTTTTTGTAAATCCATTTAGATCTTCTTTTGTTAGTTTAGATGGAGAACATAATTTAAAATTATTTAGTAAAAAATAATTACTATAGTTAGGTATTACTTTTAAAATATTGTTATATTTTTGTATTTGTTTAAATTCATCTTTTGCATATTTAGTTATCATTAATTTACTTATTTGATTGGATGAATTATCAGGATTGGATGAATTATCAGAATTTAATTCATTACATTTAATAGCTGGATCAAAAATACAACCAAATCCTCCAGAAGCTATAACTTTCCCTCCTTTAAACATTAATTCCTATTATTAAATGATATAATAAATATTGCTTTTGAGAAAAAGAGAAGAATTGGATATTATTTTTTATATAAATATATAATTAAACCAGAAACACCTAAAATAATGATAGTGTAAATTATTTTTTCTCTCCAACGATAAAACTCTTTCATTTTTATATCTTTTGGTTTATATTCTTCATAATATCTAGTATAAAATTCATTCATTGTTATTTTTGGTTTCTGTAATTTTTCATTTATTTTATTATGGACAAAATGCATCCATTTTATTAATGATTCCCTATTATCTAAATAAGCAGTAACTGGATATTCGTCAAGGATTTTAATAAAATCATTTGCGTTTGATTCAACAGGAATAAATAAAGGTAAATTTTGTATTAATTCATAATATTTCTTTTTTGTAATAGCATTTGGATTATGAGGATAGGAAATGGCCAACGTATGTAAAAAAAACCAAAAATGTGGTCCCCATATAGCTGGGTCTAATTGTAAATTATTTTTAGCTAAAGGTAAAGGAGGCATTTAAATTAAAACAATATAAAAACAACTCTCTTTTTACATATAATATAAAAAATAATAAAAATGAGTAAAAATAATATTTGTAATAATTGTGGCAAACAAGGACATCAATTTCATCAATGTAAAATTCCCATAACAAGTTATGGTATAATAGTTTTTAGAACATCTTCCGAAAAAGGAATTGAATATTTAATGATTAGACGTAAAAATAGTTTTGGTTACATAGACTTTATAAGAGGAAAATATATACTAAATAATTTGGAACATTTAAAATCTATGTTCAATGAAATGTCTATTCAAGAAAAAGAACAAATCAAACACAATGATTTTGAAACACTATGGAAAGTTATGTGGGGTAATCAAAGTTTAAGTCATCAAATCCAACTTAAAGGAGAAGAATTAGCGTCTCAAAAAAAATTTGAATCAATTAAAAATGGTCTGTCTATTGGTTTAAATGGAGAGTTAATAACATTAAATGATTTAATTAATAATTCTAATACCAAATGGGAAGAAACAGAATGGGAATTTCCAAAAGGAAGAAGAAACTTTCAAGAAAAAGATTTAGATTGTGCTTTAAGAGAATTTGAAGAAGAAACAGGAATTCAAAAAAAGAATATAAAAATTATAGAAAATTTATTACCTTTTGAGGAAATGTTTTTAGGTTCAAATCATAAATCGTATAAACATAAATATTTTTTGGGTTATTCAGAAAATAAAAATGATAATTTAAATAATTATCAACAAAATGAAGTCTCTAAAATGGAATGGAAAACATTAGAGGAATGTTTGGAATCAATTAGACCATATAATTTAGAAAAAAAGCAACTGATTATTAATATAAATAAAGTTTTACAAGAATATAGATTATATTAGTATATATAAATATACATGAGTGTTGAAATTAAACTCAAGAAAAAAGTTAAAGAATATAGGGAATCAGAAACTCCAAAGGAAGAAGAAATTTGTGATTTGGATAAAATCAATAAAATATATAGTAAAAAGTGTGGTTCAAATAATAAAGAACAATTAAAGATAGAATTGGAAAATAGAAATGAATTAGGTAAATATCCGAATGAAAATGAGTATTTATATCCTACTTTAGATGACCCTAATTTTAATATTAAAATAGCCCAAAAAAAGGAATTTATCGATACTAAATATGATGGTTCTATTTATGATGTAGAAGAATATGCTAAAATTTTAAAAACAGCTGAATATGAGTTACTACCACAACAAGCTTTTGTTAGAAATTTTTTATCATTTCATACACCATATAATAGTTTAATTTTATTTCATGGATTAGGTTCAGGTAAAACTTGCTCAGCTATTGGTGTTTGTGAAGAAATGAGAGATTATTTAAAACAAATGGGAATTAATAAACACATAATAATTGTAGCAAGTCCTAATGTTCAAGATAACTTTAAATTACAACTATTTGATGAGAGGAAATTAAAAGAAGTGGATGGTATTTGGACAATGAAAGGATGTTTAGGAAATAAACTTCTAAAAGAAATAAATCCAACAGGAATGAAAGGATTAAAAAAAGACAAAGTTATTCAACAGGTTAAAAATTTAATTAATACATATTATTCATTTCAAGGATATGTTCAATTTTCAAATGAAATTGTTAGAAAATCTGGAAGAGAAAAAGATGATATGGAAACAAAAATTAGAAATCTTGAAATTGAATATTCAAACAGTTTAATTGTTATTGACGAAGTTCATAATATAAGAATATCTGATGATAATGAAAACAAAAATGTTGCTAAAAATTTAATGTTTTTAGTAAGTGTTGTTTCAAATATGAGATTATTGCTTTTATCAGCAACACCAATGTTTAATAGTTATAAAGAAATTATTTGGTTATTAAATTTATTAAATATGAATGATCGGAGAGGAATTATATCAGTATCTGATATATTTGATAAAAATGGAGATTGGAAAAAAGATAAAGATGGAAATGAAATTGGGAGAGAACTTTTAATTAGGAAAGCTACTGGTTATATTTCATATGTAAGAGGAGAAAACCCATACTCATTTCCATTTCGAGTTTATCCTGATAGATTTTCTCCTGATCATACATTTAAAACCATTGAAGAATATCCTAAATATCAAATTAATGGAAAAAAAATACCAAATGATAAAAAAATTCAAAAACTTAGTTTATTCTTAACAGCAATAGGTGAATATCAAGAATTAGGTTATAAATATATAATTGATCGTTTACGAAACCGTGAACAAAGTTTTATAATTACACGAAAAGGAACTCAAAGGAAAATGGCCTCCTTCTCAACTCTTAAATCATTTGGATATACTGATTTACAAATACCAATTGAAGCATTAAATATTATATATCCTATTAATGGACTTGAAGAACTTGTTAAAAAAATAGAACCAATTGATTATATTGAAGAAGAAGAAATAGAGATTGATGATATATCACCAATCTCAGGCACCCAAGATAAAGAAATAGTTGAGGAAATAGATGATGTTATAAATAATGGTCCAAAATCAATATCTTCTTTAATTAAACACCAAAGCTCTGAATTAGAATCTGAACCTATAGTAACTGAAGGTATTGAAGGTGATATATCATTAATGGATAAGGTTGTAGAACCTGATATTAGAAATGTCGAAACTATAAATCCAAATGTAAAAAATTTAAAAAGAAATAAAAAATTGTCAACAGATTCTATTTTTGATATTATTGAGGAAGATTTTGAAATAGAAAATACTAATAAGGAAAAAAAATCAAATAACTATACTAAAAATAAAACAAATTTTAATGATAAAACAAGCGTTATGAATGTATCTCCAGGAGAAGTTTCATTTAAGGGAACTCTTAAACCAAAGAAAAAAGTAAAAGAAATTTCAAAAATAGAAATGTTTGAACCATCCGGATTACATATTATAGAAGGTGAAACCAAATCTCAATTTCCAATAGAAAAAAATCCAGTTTTAGAATCTATAGATCCAGAAATAAATGAGATTCAAACTTCATCAAACACCTCAAATATTTCTAAATTATCCATGAATAAAGGAGGAGATTCTTCTAAAAGTGAAGAATCAAATAGCTCAAGTTTAGAAAGATTATATATAGATCCAAAAGATTTAACAGGAAGTCAAGGATTAAAAAGAATAATGGATTATACAGATTCAAAAACCCCAGCATTTAAGGGTCAATTTGAATATAGACAAGGAGTTCCTCATGTATTTGAACAAAAAGAAATTGGAAAATATAGTGCAAAAATAAAAAATATATCTGATTACATCTTTAATAAAGACACTGGAGAAGTATCTGAAGGTATTATTTTAGTTTATTCATCATATATTGATGCAGGAATTATACCGATGGCATTAGCTCTGGAAGAAATGGGATTTACACGTTATGGAGAAAAAGCTAAACCATTATTCAAAACACCACCTACCCCTATAGTGGATGTGAGAACTATGAAGCCTCCAGTTTCTAAGAAAGATTTTAAACCTGCTCGCTATGTAATGATAACAGGTGACCCTCGTTTATCTCCGAATAATGATTTAGATGTAAAAGCAATAACTAATAATGATAATATTTTCCGAGAAGATGAAAAAGGGGATATAGTGGATATTTCAGGAGAAATAATTAAAGTTGTATTAATTTCTCAAGCAGGTTCAGAAGGTTTAGATTTTAAAGCTATTCGTCAAGTACATATTTTAGAACCATGGTATAATATAAACAGAATTGAACAAATTATTGGACGTGCAGTTCGTAATTTTTCTCATAAAGATTTATCATTTAAAAAGAGAAATGTTCAAATATTTTTATATGGAACTATTCTTAAAAATACAGAAGAAGAAGCAGTAGATTTATATATTTATCGTGTTTCAGAATTAAAAGCAGTTAAAATAGGAAAAGTAACAAGATTATTAAAACAAACGGCAGTAGATTGTATAATTAATCATGATCAAACAGAGTTAATATCTAAGAATTTTGAAAAAATAGAAGAAAATAAAGATATTACACAAATATTATCAGATAATCAAGTTTTGAATAATTTTGTAATAGGCGATATTGATAATTCAGCTACCTGTGATTTTATGAAATGTGAATTTAAATGTCTTCCTGACACAATTATAGAGGATTTAATAGAAAATACAGATACTTATAATGAATCTTTTATGCTTATAAATTCGGATAAAATAATACAAAAAATCAAGATTCTAATGAAAATACGTTATTTTTACAAAAAGAATGATTTATTTAAACTAATTAATACTCCAAAAAAATATCCAACTTCTCAAATTTATGCTGCCTTAACACAAATTATTAATGATAATTCTGAATATATAACAGATAAATATGGCCGAACGGGATATCTTATAAATATTGGTGAATATTATTTATTTCAACCAAGTGAACTTAATTATGATAATATATCAGTGTTTAATCGTTCAGTTCCAATTGATTATAAACATGATATGATAAATTTTCAAATTAAAACTAATCTTATAAAACCAGTTATTGATAAGCGTGGAATAGGTAAAAAAATATTTGAAGAAGAAATAGAAGAACATGTGTTAGTTGAAGGTAAGAATGTATTAGACACAATGTTTAGTAATTATATTTTAACTTTGGAAACAAGTAAAGTTGAAAGAGGAAATGATAATTGGTATCAACTTTGTGGATTAGTAATTAGAAAAATGGTAAAAGAAAAGGATATAATTAATGCAAATACTGAACAAGAAAGATTAGAACTGCTTGAGATATTCTTAATTGAACATATAGTTGATAGTTTAATGATGAATGAAAAGGTGGACCTACTAAACTATATATATTCCGATAAAGATTTAGAATCTAAAATGACAAATGAAAGATTAAAAAGATTTTATGGGAAAATGAAAAAATATTTATTAACAAAATTAATTGTTGCAAAAAATATTATTGGAATAGTAATATTTAATGGTCCATCAAGAAAAGATAATTTAAATATTTTTGTTTTAGATGATAATAAATGGATTCCAGCAAAACCAGAAGATGAAAAAGATTTATATGGTTCAATATTAAAGAAATATAAATTAAAAACAAATTTAAGTCATTATGTAGGATTTATAGGATTTGAAAATAATAGAAAATATATGGTTTATCAAGTAAAAGATACAACGAATGAACGAAGCACAGGATTTCGTTGTGACCAAGCAGGAAAAGAAAAGATAATTAATCTTCTAAATGATATAGAATCAGATGAAAGATTTGTTTCTAAAGTTACAAAAGATGGAGCAAAAGAGTTATGTGTTAGACAAGAACTAACATTGAGAAGTTTTGAAAATAAGCATTTGGATAATAAAACATGGTTTTTAGATACAGAAACTGCAATTATTAATGAATTTCAAAAAAAGGAAAAGGATAAAAAATAATATATATTACACCGTCCGAATATAATTTTTACTCAAATAAAATAAAATTGAAAATTAATTAAAAGAATAAATATATATAATAAATATATAATGGAACCTATAGCTAAAACATCTAAACCAAAGTATAGGCAAAAAGATATCCAGGGTGTTTACAGTCCTTGTCAAATTACCAAAAATATAGTCTTACCCATTACAACAATAGGTAAGAATTTATTACAAACATTAGAGGATACTATAACTAAAATGGTTGGTGGGAAATGTATTGTTCAAGGTTACGTTAAACCAGGCTCAGTTAGAGTTATTACATTTTCAAGTGGAATAGTTAAAGGGGAAAATATAATTTTTGATGTTGTATTTAATTGTGAAGTTTGTTTTCCTGTTGCAGGAATGAATCTTAATTGTATTGCTAAGAATATTACAAAGGCTGGTATACGTGCCGAGAGTGCCGATGAGCAACCAAGTCCATTTGTATTATTTATAGCAAGAGATCATTATTATGCAAGTGAATATTTTAATTCTATTGAGGAAAATGAAAAGTTTATTGCTACAGTAATTGCTCAACGTTTTGAATTAAATGATAAATATGTTTCTGTAATTGCTCAATTAGTTCCACCAAAAGAAGCAAAACAAATAGAAAAAAAATATAAACCAAAGCTTATTATTGATGGTTAGACCTATTTCTAAGCATATCATTTATAAATCCACCTAAACCAAAAGCAGGAATAACTCGTAACATTCTTCCGTAACAAACTGTTTTGTATTGATTTTTGATATTGATAATTTTTTCTTTTACTGTTGTTGAAGGATTTGTATAAAGATCTATAGCTAATATATGTATTGGAGTTGAAATTATTTGAGCAAATAAAGGTAAACATATTGATGATAAAAAATCTGCTATATTATGAGGCATATAATTTTCAAGATATTTTATACTTTTTTTCTTATAATTAAATGTAAAAAATATTGTCAATGTATCTCTAATAGCAAATAAACCATAAGATATTTTTGGAAAATTATGATAATTTTTATTAAATATCTTGGAATATTGTTTATCTTTATAAATTATTAGCATTATATTACAAGAACTTGTTGTAAATAAATGTAAATTTGAATTTATATTATTTTTTTCGCAATAATAATCAGTTAAATTTGCAACACAATAAGTCCCTGAGTATACACCAAACATTGTTAAAAAAGGCTTTCTTATATTTATTTTTTTATTTATTGAATCTTTGATAGTATCATTTAAGCTTGACGAAAAAGCTTGGTTTTTTATTTGTGATTTTATAATTGATATATCAATTAAGGTCATTACAGGAGAAATAATTAGTGATGATGTAAATCCACAAAATATTTCATATAAAGTCATTTTATTATATAAAATCATTTTTTTAAGTCGTATTGTATTTTTAATTATTAGTATTTAAAGCAAAATAACATAATAATATATGTCTAACGATAATTATGATTTTAACAAATTAAACTATATTAGAGAACAAATTGAAAATATGTCTAAATTTAATCAAATAGAAATTCTTAAAATTCTTACAAAAAATAAAGATGTTATAATTAATGAAAACAAATATGGAATCCATATTAATTTAAGTGAACTTCAAGATTCTATAATTGAGGAACTTATAGTTTATATTAAGTATGTAAATACTCAAGAAATTTATCTAAATAATGCTGAAAAAGAAAAAGAGAATTATAAAAAAACATTTTTTTTAAAAGATAATAAAGATATAACTACATAATTAAATAAAGATGTTAAACCAAACTATTAATAGTAGCAATATAATTAATAATTTACAAGATTATATGTTTACATCTAAAAATATGAATAGATATACAAAACATATGATTCAATTTTCTGATTTTAATAAAATTAAAACAAATGATATAAATTTAAAAAAAAATATATTAAAAAATGAACTTAACATAAAAAATAAATTTAATAATGAAAATAAAAAGACAAAAGATATAATGTATAAACCCAAACAAAAAGATTCTCTTTTTTGGTGTTTTTATATTTTAAAAAATGGGTTTTCTCAATACGAAATGGAGATAAATAATCAATATTTTGTCATTGAAAAAAATGAGAAATTTAAATATATTGAATTATTGAGAAAAAGAAAAGATCTTTTAAAAATACATAAAATTAAACCGTTAACTGAATTAGAAGATGACTTAGCAAATAAAGATAAAATTTCCATAAAGACTTTTTTTGCATTATGTGTTATTGAAAATTTGAATGTATTGTTAGTTAATAAACGCAAAGTTTATGAATTATTATGTATAGATATTGATGATAAGCATCCAATTAATATTATTCATAGAAATAATGAAACTTATGAACATTCAATTGAATTAGACCCAACTGAAGAAATAATAAAAAAATATAAAGAAACATATTTAAAAATGAGTAATTTTGATACAAGTCTAAAAAGTATTAGCTCTTATAAATTAGATGAACTTATAGATTTATGTAAAAAATTAGATTTAAATATAGAAGAATTTAAGAAGAAAGAATGTAAGCAGAAATTAACGAAGAAAGATATTTACGAGATATTAGTATTAAATTACTAAAAAAATTGAATAATAATATAAATATATATTAACATATATATATATAATTATGAAAACAAATAAATCTATTATTTCGACTGATAAATTAAAAGATAACTCTGGAATATTTAATCCAGAAATCTTTGGAGAAAATCTAAAAGACAGACGTAGTAATATATCACCTCAACAACAATTAGATAATATATCTTTAGCATTTATTAATTCAAATAATGGTAAATATAACGAAACAGAAATGGAGGCAAAATTTGGAACAAGAGGAATTAGGTCCTTAACTAAATTAGATTATGATAATGTTGTTAAAAAACTAAGATCATCCGGATGGCAAACTGCATCTCCAAATGGTGTTCATTTATTAAGAATACAACCAGAATTTCTTGATGTTAAAACAGGTAAATTTAAGACAACAAGTGATTTTGATAGATTCCGTATTGAGATTGATGGTCTTAATAATATACAAGATTATTGTAAAACGAATAGTATAAAATATTTAAATGATAAAAATTCTTCCACAGTAAAAATAAATAAAAAAACACCTATAAAATTATTTAAAGATGATAAAGAATCAAATGATATAATACAAAGTGCTAATTTTGATGACTTTAATTTTAGAGTAACAATAAGTAATGAAGAAAGTGTAAGTAAAAATAGTAGACTTGGGAATGAAGTTTTTGAAAATTGGAATAAAACAAAGAAAGTATTTAGATATTTGAATCGTGTTACATTTACACATCATGATTTACCATTTAAAATAGATCTAAGTATAGTAAAAACATCAACTAAAAATGAAAGAGGGTGGATGATACATTCGTATAATATTGAAGAATCAAATGTATTTAATAATCCTGAAATATATGAAATAGAAATTGAAGTAGAAAAAGAAGCAAAACAAAAATATAAATCTCCAACTGACTTATCTAATGCTCTACAAAAAGTAGTTAAATTAGTATTATGTGGATTACAAAAAACAAATTATCCTATTTCATATCCAGAACAAAGATAGATATCACAAGATTATCTTAAACTCCTTTTTGAAGATGAACAAAGGAAAAAAGAAGGAGAATATTTATCCAAAAAAAACGTATATCCTAGCGATTTTATAGGTCCTGGATTGGTAACCCTTGACTTAATTAATATTGGTCCCCTAAATCCTGATATAATTGTTCCAAATATTACAGAACCATTTGCTTATTGTGTAACAGAAAAAGCAGATGGTGACAGACATCTATTATTTGTTAATGGCAAAGGTCATATATATTTAATTAATACAAATATGAATATTATGTTTACCGGGGCAAAAACACATGAAGAAAAATGTTTTAATTCTATATTAGATGGTGAATTAATTTTACATGATAAAGAAGGAAATTTTATTAATACATTTGCTGCTTTTGATTTATATTATATTAACAATATTGATATTAGAGCAAGACCATTTATTAATACACATTCTAAAGATGAAAAATATTTTAAAGAGGGATGTCGTCTACCAATATTAAAAGAATTTATAAAAATTTTAAAACCAATAGGTATAAAAAAATCATCAGAATTATTAAGTGGACAAAATTTATCTCCTATAAAAATTATATCAAAAAATTTCTATCCAAGTTTTGATTCAGTTGTAGACAGCGAAGCTATTAAAACATCTAAATTTAATATATTTGAAGCAAATAATTATTTATTAAGACGTATTGCTGATAATGAATTTAAGTACGAAATAGATGGTTTAATATTTACACCGACTCTTTTAGGAGTTGGTGGAAATAAAATTCTTGAAGCTGGTCCAAAGAAAAAAATTACTTGGCCCTATATATTTAAATGGAAACCATCTGAAGCAACTTCTATTTTTCCAAAAAGTTATAATACTATTGATTTCTTGGTTATTACAAAGAAAGGCGCAGATGGTAAGGATATTGTTACTCCAATATTTGAAAATGGTATGAATAATTATGAGACAACTCAATTTAATCAATATAAAACAATAATATTAACAGTGGGATTTGATCCTTCAAGGCATGGGTTTATAAATCCTTGCCAAGATGTATTGGATGATAAATTTACAAATAAAAAAGATTTAGACGATGAATCTGGTTATAAACCTAAACAATTCTTTCCCTCTGACCCTTTTGATCCATTAGCCGGACTTTGTAATGTAATGTTAGAAATTGATAGTAATGGAACAAATCAAATGTTTACAGAGGAAAGACAAGTATTTGATGATCAAATGGTAGTTGAATTTAGGTATGATATGTCCAAACCAGGAATGTGGAAATGGATTCCTATGAGAGTAAGATACGATAAAACAGCCGAATTTAGAGCTGGAAATGGTATTGGGGCTAATGATTATAAAACAGCTAATAGTAATTGGCATTCAATTCATAATCCTGTAACAGAGAAAATGATAGCCACGGGGGAAGGTATACCAGGAATAGAAGTATCGGATGATGTTTATTATAATAGTATTACAACTGATAAAATGACTCAAAGAATGCGTGATTTTCATAATTTATTCGTTAAAAAGGCATTAATTCAGGGAGTATCAAAGAAGGGGAATATCTTAATTGATTTTGCGTGTGGTAAAGCAGGCGATTTACCAAAATGGATTGGGGCGGAATTGTCATTTGTATTTGGTATTGATATATCAATAGATAATATAGAAAATCGTTTAAATGGCGCATGTGCAAGATATTTAAATTTTAAGATGACAAATAAAAATATGCCTTATGCATTATTTGTAAATGGCAATAGTTCATTAAATATTAGAAGTGGAAAAAACATGTTTAATGATAAAGCAAATCAAATAACTAAATCTATATTTGGTTCAATAGGCATTGATAAAAGTCTTGGTCCTGCTGTTACCAGACAACATGGAAAAGGTTATAATGGATTTGATGTTTCATCATGTCAATTTGCTATACATTATATGTTTGAAAATAAAAACGTATTTTATAATTTTATTAGAAATGTAGCGGAATGCACAAAATTATATGGATATTTTATAGCAACATGTTATGATGGGAGAACAATATTTAATATGTTAAAAAGAAAACAAGAAGGAGAAAGTAATGAAATATATGTAGATGATAAAAAAGTATGGTCAATAACAAAACAATATGATTCTACAACATTTGAAGATAATGAAAGTTGTTTAGGATATAAAATTGATGTATATCAAGATTCTATTAATCAAACTATTTCTGAATATTTGGTAAATTTTGATTTCTTAACAATCACTATGGAGAAATATGGTTTTACTTTAGTAACCAGAGAAGAAGCTCGACAAATGAAATTACCATCAGGTAGTGGAATGTTTTCCGAATTATTTAATAGTATGGAAAATGAGGTTAAAAGAAATCCCTTAAAAGAAAGCGATTATAAGGATGCTTTACTTATGAGAGATTATGAGAAAGAAATTTCATTTCTTAATCGTTTCTTTATATACAAGAAAACATCAACAAGAAATGCAGAGAAACTAACAAAAGCAATTCTTGCTGAATTACCTTATCAAGAAGAAATAGAACAAGCAGGAACAATGTTAGCACGTGAAACTGTAGAAAAAGCTGAAGAATTAATTAAACCAAAGACTATAAAATTAAATGAAAAATTAAAATTACAAGACGCCACTGAGGCTTTGGAAGAAATTAAGGCTAAAAAAACCAAGACTAGAAAAATAAAAAATTTAGAAACACAGCCAGAAATAATGGAAGGAGAAGAAGAAGTTATAGATATAATTCCTGCTCCTAAAAAAAAGATAACACGAAAAAAGAAAGAAGTTGAGTTTGATATAATAGATGAAAAATAGATAGAACCTTTTCTATTATGTAAGAAAAAGATATAAATAGTAATAAATATTATATAATAACAAATGAATTATTATATAATACCAAAAAATAATTTTAATATAAAATTTAATGTTCAATTATCAAATAATAAAATTGAGCCATATATATCTTATAGTTTAATTTTTTATTTGAATAATATTTATAATCAATTATTTAAATTACAAGAAAATAATAATAATAATAATAATAATAATAATAATAATAATAATAATGAATTTTTGAGTAACGAATTTATTACCATTGATTATATAAATAAGATAGTTAACCCATTTGAATTTATACATTCAAATGTTCCTGGTTCAACTATATCTGTAAGTAAAGTTAAACCAGATTCAATCATTTTTTTTGAATTAATGGAATTATTTCAATTATTTAATATAAATGATATTTTATCATTAAAACATAAAATAAATGTAGCACATCTTACTTATAACTATTCATCCACAAATTATTTATTAAATATGTCAAGAGAAGAAAATGAAGACAATGTAATATCAAAAGATTTTATTTATGAAAATTTGTATAATTTTTTTATAAAAAATACATACGAAAATAAATTAGATCTAATAATATGTGAGTTCCATCCTGATGAATATAATAATACAAAAAAATATATAAATAATATCATATTAGTTTTATTAATTTTAATAAAATACCAAATGAATCAAGGAATGAGCGTAATAAAAATAGATAATATTTTATATAAATCTGTTATTGATGTGATATTTATATTATCAAGTATTTATGATAAAATTTATTTAGTAAAACCGTCCATTAGTAATATTACTAAAGGAGAAAGATATTTAATTTGTAAGGGATTTAATGAAAATTTTAATAATCAAAATAAATTATTGTTAAAAATAGAAGAACATTTGATATCAAAAATGAATAATGATGAATTAATGAATAATAAATGTATAAATTCACTTATAGATAATGATTTACCATATTATTTATTAAATAGATTAGAAGAGTCCAATTTGGTAATAGGGCAGCAACAATTAGAAGCTTATGATCAGATAATAAATATTTTTAAAAATAAAAATCGTGAAGAAAAGATAGAAAATTTGAAGAGATCTCATATACAAAAATGTATTCAATGGTGTGAAAAAAATCAATTACCACATAATAAATTTATAGATAAAGTAAATATATTTTTGACTCCTAAAAAAAATTTAATTGATGAAGAAAGTAAAGAACAATGAAGAAAATAATTATAAAATATTGTATATTTAAGCAGCAATAGGTCTAAAATTTTTATAATAAATATTATCAAAATAAGTAGTATTTCCAATTTGACTATTATTAACATATCCAGCCCCTGCATTTTGAGTTGCCCCTATATAATTTCCCGCTGAACTTGAATTAACTGAATTATATGTATGATATTCTGAACCATTTGTATTAGTTCTACAAATTAATTTATTTTGATGTTGACCACTGAAGAAGAATGGATTTCCAATATATGTTTGAGGTTGACAAGGAGGAACCTTATCTTTATAAATATAAGGTGTATTAGGATTAAAACCATATTGAATAGCAGTTGCTAAATTAGGTGGATTTCCAGATTTCAATTTACGTTGTCGATAAGCCGCAGTGGTAATAGTATCAACAGTTAATTTTAGAATTCTTGTGCTACTTGAAACTCCACCTTGTTTAGCAAATTGGGGATTATTAGGTTTATAATAAACACGAGAACATCCTTGAGGATTGGAAGGTCTTCCAATTATGGCATTATTATATGGGTTAACTGCTAATTGATATAAATAATCAATAAATATTTTATATTGTGAAATAGAAAGTAAATTTTTTAAATAATTTAGAAATATGTTAATAGTTAAAGGATTGAGATTAATTAAGGAATTATAGCTTTCGGTATTTATAAAATTAGCATCTAATAATGATTTAGATAAATAATTAATAATATCTAATTCGGCTCCATTTTCAATAGTAAAATTAGGATTGCATTGAGCTACATAATAATTTAAATTTGATAAAGGATCACCAGGTTTTGTATAGGCAATTATTTTAGCAGAAATAAAAGGATATGTTTTAATAATTTCAAATACTTTTGGATCTATAACTCCTTGTAAAAAATTAAATTGTCTTTGTTGGAATGTTTGACAACGATTATATAAATACATGTATGTTGTTTGAAAATAATTCTTAGGTAAATTAGTGTTAGTTGGTAATACTCTCTGAATGGCTTTTCTTTGTTGATTACAACATAATATTGGATTTGTTACGTTAGGTTCTGGTTTTTCCGTTAAGTTATTAATTGGCATCCAATTAGAAACAATACCTACACCGTTACAATTTTTACATTCATTATCAATATTTATACCATTATTATCCTCTATAATTGTATTTCCTAAACCTATTTGAGAATTATCAGGTTGATTGTCTTTAACAATAAATGAACCAGGTATATCAATCATTTGTGATATTAAGCCAGTTCCTCCATTACCTCCTCCTAATGAAGAACCAACAGATGATTTTACAGCTCTATTAACATTGTATGCTATTAATAATTTTTCAACATCGGCAGCAGTATTTGTAGTTGATGGTTTAGGTAAGGATGCAAAATTGATAGGAATAACTGTTCCCTTTCTATATTGCTTAAGAGGTCTTGGTAATCCAAATCCAGTTGGAAAAACGTTTCCCGGATCTAAATTAGTTAATGGTCTTATATGGGTAGATGTAACGCCAACTGGATTACTAAAAATTCCAGTTCCTTTCCAAGTAACATATGGTATATTTTCATAAGTGCTTTTATTACTATAACCACTGGCTGCTTGTTGACGCATATTTGTTGGAAAAAAAGCGGTAGACATATATAAATATAAAAAGAAAATAAATGTAATATATATATAATAATGTTATTGATATATATTTTAATTTTGGTATTTATAATTTTAATCGGCTACCAAACATATTTAGCAATATTTTCTAATAAATTAATAGAAGGTCTTGAAAATGATAATACAATAACGAATAGTTCCAATACACAGGAATATAAACCATATAATCTTCAAGACCCAAATAATTCTTTAATTTTAGCCCAACAAAATGCAGGAAATATAGAAGTTTTAAAAGGGCGAATTGACAGTTTTGATGGTGTAAAGCAAAAAGTTGATGAAATGCAACAAAATATAAATTCAATGCAAACTCAAATAGACGGATTAGTTGAACAACAAGCAAACTATGCTCAAGAAATAGCTGGTTCAACTCCTCCAGAAGTAACAGGAACTGAACCAGAAACTGTTGAAAATGTTGAAAATTCTATTGAAGAGAATGAAAAAAATAATTACACCGACCAAAATGTTTAGAAAATAATAGAATACGTAATAGGTTGTCCAAATTATTATTAGAATGAAAAAATAAATTATAAATATATATTAGATAAATGTCTAACATATTTACAGAAGTATTATCAAATGCGAAAGGAGCAGAAGAAAAGTATATTGGTCCTGATTACCCATATTATAAATATATTAAAACTCCATCAGAAATAGGAATGTCTGGTTCAGGAAGTTTATCCCAATTAGGAAAAGATATAGATGGATTAATAAATTATGTGGAGTTGTTAGTATCTGGAGGAGGAAAAGCATCAGCAACTGGCCAACCTTTAGGTAATAAATTTTTTCTAAAAACTGGTGGAAAATGTAAAGATAAAGCAACCGGTCAAGATGTAGATAGGTATATTTATATAAATAATGTGCCAGTTGGAAATATTCCATTTATATCATCAGGAGTTGGTGTAAATTTTAGTGAATTCAAAGGATTAATTCCTGGAACGATAAGTAATTTAAATGCTTTAAATCCAATGGAAATTTTCCAATCATTTTTAGAGGGTTCAAAGCCAGATTGTCAAGAATTAACAATGGAAACAATAGACATATATAATAATAAATCAACAGAGAGTCATTTTGTAACGTTAATTGATATTGAAAATATGGATCCATGTATTTTTCCAAATAAAAAGAATCCAATAACACAAAATAAATGTAGAGAAGCATATACAAATTTGAATGAAAATAGTAATTCTTGTAAAACATATTATAAAATGCAAAAAGATACATTAACACAGGTTTATTTTGCATCACTTGGTGTTTTAGGTCTATATATATTATATGGAATAATGGCAAAAAATGGCATGTTACCTTTGCGTTAAATTATGTAAAAACATGTGACGAATTATACTCATGATATTTTTATATAATTTGATTTTTTTGTAAGTTAGATATAGTAAAATTAATCAATTGTGAATGTAAAAATTTGAGACGAATTATGCTCATGATATTTTTATATTCTATATTTTTTTGTTACGACGGGTTTTGCCATTCTTTCTTCCACGTTGTTTTCTTGAACCACCTTTAACAGTATATTGATTGGTGCCATTTGCATAATATAGCCATGTTGTGGGTTCTGCTACTTTTAACCCTGAAACTGGAGCAGCATAATATGTTAGTCCTAAACCACTTTTCCCACCTCTCATACTTCTAGAACTTCTTCTACGTTTTCCTCCACTTTTTACACTAGAAGTGGAAGAATACTGGTTGGGTGTAGTTGATGTATAATTACTGGGATTTGATTGTGGAATAGAAACATTAGAATCAGGGGAACCAGACATTGTTAATTCTTTAGATAATGAACTAGTTAATGAACTTCCCATATTCTTTACTTCTTGACCAGCATTTCCTATAGAAGAATTTACGTTATTTAATAAAGAACTTCCTGATTCTTTAGCTTTAGTCATTAATTTAGATACAGAACTAGTTATATTAGACCATAAACTTGAAACATTTGAGTCAGCATATTCTCCATATCCTCCTTTTTGGCTTCTTCTTTTTATTAATCTATGTTTTGTCATATAATATTATATAAGAAATAATATTAAATATCTTCCTTTTTATTTAGTATTAAATTAAGTGCTACGATTTATAACCATTTTGAATAATTCAAAACCAGCTAAACCACCTGCAATTTGAGCCACAATGTATGGAATTAAATCAGAACGAGGCAATTTTCCAGAATACATTAAAGCAATGGTTACAGCCGGATTAAATGCCCCTCCACTAATGCCACCTCCTAACAATACAGCCACTGCTAATGCAGCCCCAATTGCTAAATAATTTCCTGAAGCAAAAATTACAAAAACAAGAAATAACGTTCCTAAAAATTCAACAAGATATTTATTCATCACTTTATAGTATATAATTAGAAAAATATATTATTATATTGCTTTTTTTGCTTTGATTAAAGTAAAAAATTTTTAATAATTTTGTCTTGGAATAGAACCCCATGCACATATTCCAGGTTGGGTTAAATTATAATTAAAAATTGATCCCTTCTTTTTTGGTGATGTACAACCACCTGAACGAGCTCTTTGTAACGCTGTTCGTCTAAAACTTGTATCATAACTTTTTGTTCCTATTGGAGCAATTAATGGTAAACCAACTTTGTATGCTGATTTACCAACTGCTAAACTTTTTAGAATATTTGTATACATTGAACCAGGAATTGGGGCTATATAATTTACATGTGTTGACACTGGAAATCTTCGTTGTGAAGAATAGGAAACAAATTGGGTTGGAGGAGATAATTTACCTAAAGCATCTTGTCTTGCTCTTTCATTTACACTAATATCTGTTGCTCTAAGATATTGTGCTCTTGCAGTTACTGACATATCTGAATAAACTGGCTCTTGTCCAGGAAAAAATTGGGGAGGAGTAGGTCTTTGACCTGTTAATATACCATAACTATGATATGGCATAGCGTTTGGATATTGACTTGAATCTAAAGGACCTAAAATTGGTGCATTTACAAATCCTTGAAATGTTTGCGAACCTATTGATGTTGATATTCCATATGGCGTTGTCATATTTATATATAACCAATATTAAAAAACAAATAATATTGATTTATTACTTTACATTGCTAAAAATATATAACACATTATACCATTTAACTCAAGATATCATCAGATTTTTTACACCTTTTTACATTTCAAACGCCGATTTTTAATTATTAACTAATATACATTTTATGTCCGGGATATTATTTAGGAAAAACTATTTTAGTTATTTTTAGTTAAACAATATAAAAATAAAATATTAATATACTATATAACTAAAATGGGTAAATATAGTTGCGAAAAATGTGCTAAAACCTTTACTCAAAAATCACACTACGATAAACACTTAACTCGTAAAAACCCTTGTGAGATACAAACCGATAAGATAAAGGCATTAATAGACAAGGCAGTTGAAGAAAAATTGATTGAATTAAATAAAAAATTGATTTTAAATAATACAGAAAACAATATCACACTTAACATCACCGAACAAATGGATATATCAAAAATGAGTAAATTAGAATTATTGGAAAAGTGTAAAGAATTGGGTATTACAAAGTGCAGTTCAAAAAATAAATCACAATTAATAGAACTAATTAATGGCAAAAACAAAGTTGTTGAAGAACTTAAAATAATTTTATCAAATGAAGAAATACTACAGCAAAATACGCCAATTATTAAGGTTGATACAAAAACATTAAATGTAATTGACCTATTTTGTGGTTGTGGTGGTATGTCAAAAGGATTAACTGATGCTGGGTTGAATGTAATTGCTGGAATAGATATTTGGGATAAAGCTGTTGAAAGTTATAATAAAAATTATCATCACAAAGCATATTGTGCTGACTTAACGCAGTTGCCTCCTGAAAAGTTTAATGAATTATACAATAAAGAAAATAAAAATGTAGATATTTTGGTTGGAGGTCCGCCATGTCAAAGTTTTAGTATTGCTGGAAAAAGAGATAAAAATGACCCAAGAAATGCTCTATTTATGGAATATGTGAAATATCTTGATTATTTTAAACCCAAAGCATTTATTATGGAAAATGTAATAGGGATGCTTTCAAAAAAAACAGCAAATGGTGAAAATGTTATTGACATCATAATGGAACAATTGAATAGAAATTATAATTGTATAATTAATAAATTATACGCAAGTGATTTTGAAGTTCCACAAAATAGAAGACGCACTATAATTATAGGGATTAGAAAAGATATAAATATTTTACCAAAAGAACCAGAACCCATTATAAAATCAGTCCAAGATAGAATACCAGTTAAAAGTATATTAATTCCAAAAGAAGAGGTTGATAAAAAATACTATTTAAGTGAAAAAGCATTAGCAGGAATAGCAAATAAAAAAGGTGTAAATAAAGAAAAAGGATTTGGTTTTGGGGCACAAATGTTAGACTTTGACAAACCATCATATACAATTCCTGCGAGATATTGGAAAGATGGTTATGATGCGTTGGTTAAATATAACGAAAAAGAAATTAGAAGATTAACAATTACAGAACTAAAAAGAATACAAAGTTTCCCTGATAATTATATTATAGATGGTTCAAATAAAGATATTATTATGCAAATCGGTAATGCGGTTGCTTGTAAGTTTGCCTATTATCTTGGTAAGTATATAATTAATACTCTTCCATAATTAATTCGTTCCAAAAACAAGACCCTCTAAATTGTGAATAATTACGACTATTTCCATCATACATTCCACTATCAAATATAATTTTTTTATTTTTTATACATTCAATAAAATACTCAAAGTTAAATGCTCTACCAAAACAAATCTTTTCATATGTACTGCCTATTTTTTTACATATAAAGAACCCTTTTTTATCAAACTTGTTGTCAATATGTGGTTTCATTTTTGATGACTTCCATAAAGCAATTACTTTTATTTTTTCCTGAAAACGCATATTCACTCGCACTAAAATCTCCAAGTGTTGTTTTACTTGAAGATTTTTTCATTTCATAACCATTAATGTCAGGTTCATTTTTTGCGTTATGCTTTATACCCATTTTTGTTTCTAACCAATGACCCTCTTTTCCACAATGTTTTATATTTTGTCCTTCTAAACATATTTCAACACCTTTAACATATGTATTAAATAATGTTATTATATGTTGTTTATCAATTTCAGTCGTGGTTTGTAAAAGTTCGCTCATCTTATATATAATAATGTAATACTTATTTGTTTAAGTATTTCATTTCAATTTTTATTTTACTAACAAAACCTTATTATAATTCTATAATAATCCATTATATCAGTTCTTCAAGTTTTTCATTTTTAACCAAGAATAGATAACATCCAGTTTCTTTACATTTAACACGAATATCTATAGATGCTTTTATTGGAATATTTAAGGAAATTTTTAGATTAGCATCTTCAAGTAGTTTTCATAATTTATTACAATTAAATTCGTCTATTCTATGTTTTTCATAAAGTTTATCCAATAAATCAACAAATTTATTTCTGTTAGTATTTCCAATAATTGGATTGGAAGATGAAGAGAAATGTTTTTTATATTTTACATACCATTCATTTACAATTGTTTCAATAATTTCACGTTTTTCCTTAGTATAATCCCGAACATATAATTCGGGAACAGTTTGACTTTTATTTAGATTTTTGAAAATTTCAATTAACTCCCCTAAAGTTGCGTTAAATCTAATATTTACTAAAATATATTGATTAAATAACCAATTAAGATTATTACAAGAACTAAATTCATATTCTTGTAATAAATCAAGTGGTTTAGAATTTTCTTCTTTAATAATTTTTAATGCGGTAATTCTATGAATACCATCTAAAACTTCAAACTTATCTTTTAAGTTATTATAACTCAAATAAATCATTGTATCAACAGGTTTTTTAGAATTATATATATATCTTGCAATGTCGGGACAACGAGCCATATCAGGAGGTCTATTATATTCCCAATTTTTAACCGAATCAACTAACAAATCTTTGATCATAATTTTATAAATTACATGATTTTCACTGTATGATAAAATTATTTCAGAATTACTAAAATGATGGTTGATTATAATTGGAATAATATTAGATGGTATAAATTCTGATGATAAATATGGACTTCGTGCTATATTATAATGATTGTGTTGAATTGATTCTTCATCAATTTCAAATAATATTTTAGGTTTATTTTGCTTTTTCTTCTTTGATGAACTAACAAATTGGTTCATTGTGTAAAAATAATATATAATATTAAGTTAACAAACTTTAAGCTGTTTTTATTTCTCTTTTTAGTAATGAAAAATGTTTAATATCTTCTAATTGCTCTAATAGCTACTTGAGAAGTGCTGTAATCATTGCCCCCAAATGACCTATCATTGTAATTCTTATTAAATGCTTGGTTTCTTTTAAATCTAATATAATCTGAACCATCATATACATATTTTACATTACATGTTGAAGATGGTATTTTTGGATCTATTTGAATTGAACTCCAGGTTACAGATGGAATACAATTTGTTGAAGTAGAACCAAAATGCTGTCTTAACCCATGTAAACCTGGACGACTTTGAGGAGTTTGACAAGTTCCACCACAAGAATAATCTTGACGACTTAATAAATCACCAGCATTATTTACAGCTCTAAATGGAGTAGTAATTCTCTTTGGATTAGAGCTACCTGAATAAACAGTTGTATTCCAAGCATCTCTTAATGTAAAACGTGTGCGAGCAAAAGAATCTGATTTATCTTGATCAACTACTTGTTGAGGCATTAATCCAGGAATACCTCCACCTAATTTTGGTCCAGGTCCATTATATGGATAACCAATTCCTGATACAAATTTTAATAAACTACCTAAGCTTCCAGTTGTAAAACCGGAGGTACCTATAGCTGTTGGAGAAAATCCAGTTCCAATACTATTAGACATATTATATTATAGTAGAATAAAAAAAATTCCACTTTTCGTAAAAGTAGAATTAAAGATAAATAATTACTTTTCTAAACATAATATATAATGTTTGATTTTAAATTTCTTGTTAGTGCAATAGTCTTTGTCATCATTGATTCTATATATTTAAATTTGAGTTCAAAATATTTTTCTAATCAAATTAAGGTTATTCAAGGTTCCCCTATTAAAATAGATTTTTTAGCGACAGTTCTTTGTTATATATTTTTAATTTTTGGAATTAATTATTTTATTATTAAACCTAATCGTAGTATTCAAGATGCTTTCTTATTAGGTCTTGTAGTTTATGGAGTATTTGAAACCACAAGTAAGGCTTTATTTTCTAAATGGTCTTGGTTGACTGTAATTATGGATACATTATGGGGAGGAATTTTATTCGCTTTAACTACATATTTTGTTAGTTTTATGCGTTGAAATCTATTTATAATTAATCATATATGGCAAAATATATACTGATAAAATTAATATTATAATATTACTATTTAATGAAAAAGTTGCAAAATACGAACTTAATAAACATGATAAAATCATCATTAAACTATCTCCAAAAATTGCTCCAATACCAACTTCTTTAGCATACCCTTTAAAGAAATCTAACATAGAATTATAACCTATTGGTATTGATTTGAATAAATAATAAAATAGGAAATCATGTATAATTTGAATAATTACTGCTAAACCAGTAAATTTCCAAATATTAAACTCGCCAAAAAAGTATTTGTATAAAAATCTCGCAATTATAATACCTATAACTAAAATTAAAACATCTGCTAAAACAGCGCTTAATTGATATTTCTTATACCATCTTTCTAAAAATGATGATTTATATACTCTATTAAATAATGAAAAAATTATTATTATATCGACTATTAAACAACCATTTAAAATAGGCAAGTAATCATTAACATTATTAAAATTTGAAATATTATTGAATATCATAAAATATATTTATATATTTATTTTTTATATAATTTATTTTTCAGTCATAATTCTTGGCACTACATTCATTGTTGTTAATTCTTGAAATAATAGCTTACACGCATATGGAATTTCCACATATGCAAAATCTACACGATTATCACAAGTTCTACAACAGTGAATATGTAGTTGATCATTATATGACGCAATAAGCCCACATTTATTACAAACGTATACATGATATTTATCTGAGGCATCATACATTCTTCCTCTTGTAAATCGTGACGCTCCATGAGATACCATACAATCCCTTTCCATCTCTCCAAATCGTAGTCCACCATCTCGGCTACGACCCTCTGCTGGTTGTCGGGTTAAATTAACCATGGGACCAATTGATCTACTATGTTGCTTATCATTTACCATATGCTTGAGGCGCTGATAAAATACTGGACCAAGAAATACACTACATTCAATTTGCTCACCTGTTAAACCATTATACATCAATTCATTTCCATGAGCTTCATAACCTAATTCCAATAATTTTGTTGAAATTGTATCAACATCAAGATCACCGAAACTGGTTCCATCACCAAATAATCCTAATTCTACAAGCACTTTTCCAAGTAATGTTTCTTTCAATTGACCAATTGTCATACGAGAAGGAATAGCATGGGGATTTATAATTATATCTGGACGAACACCATTACTTGTAAATGGCATATCTTCCTCAGGAATAATATTTCCAACTGTGCCTTTCTGTCCATGCCGAGAAGAGAACTTATCCCCAATTACTGGTTTTCTTAGTGAACGTAATCTTACCTTTGCAAAACTATAACCATCACCATTTCTATCGATATAATTTTTATCAATATAGGTCTCTTCAACCGTTCTATATTGCCTACTTCCATCTTCATATTTAATTAATTTAGTATGATCATTTCTATTTTCCTTAATTGGAGTTACTTTCGCAATAATAATATCTCGATTTTCTATTAATGTATTTTCTGGAACCACTCCTTTAGAATTTACCTTGTTATAATTTCCAAATTTCATTCCTTTTGTTTTTGTTATATCAGGCTTACATCTAATTTCTTCATCACCATTTATTTTTTGTTTATCCTCATCTTTTTCAGTATGAGTAATAGTGATTTGTAATAATCCTCTATCAATAGAACCTTTATTTACAAGTAATGAATCTTCTTGATTATATCCAGTATGGGTCATTATTGCTACATTTATATTACACCCGGATGGATTTTCATTTAATTTAATTAAATTCATTACACGTGTATCCACTAATGGTCTTGTTGGGTAACTAAGAACATAAGCAGTTTTATCCATTCTTTCATTAAAATTAGTTGCATAAATACCCATTGCTTGCTTTGCTTGTGCACAATTACTTGATAGAAAGTTATCTCCAGCAATAAAACTATGATTATCGGACTCAACCGTTATGTCAGATACCAATCTGTTTTCAACTGAAGTAATTGATGTTACTGGCATAAATATCATTCCTCCAATAATCTGTATATTTCTCTGCCAATGTTCAATAGTGTCGTCTTTTAATTTATACATATTAATTTCTCCTTTTGTATAATAACTTCTTCTAATATCAGCTATTTTTTCCTCAGAAATTCCTATTTTATTTGAAATAGCTGTGTTTGACATTCTGTTGTCAATCATTTTTCTAATATTTTCATTAATTTTATGTGATTCAACACATAAATTTTTGTATCTTAAATATTCAACTACCATAAATGACTCTATATTTTTTGTAAAAGCATATCTATAGCCCACTTTATCGTAATAATTTATCAAATTATGTTGCTTATCTGAAATTTTATAAGCTACATTATTTCTATATTTATTCATACTAACTACATTTTGAATATGACAATCTATTCCAAAATCATTTAATATATTTACACACTGTTGCATAAAATATAATAAACTATCAGAATAATCAGGGATTATTTGTTGGGATGTATTACCACAAATATAATTATATCCAACATTAATTTTATTCCATCTGATTTTACAAGCACCTCCTCCTTGAAAACCGGCAATAAACTCTCTTTTTACTAAATTAGAACCAGACATAATCCATTCTGGAAGAGGATTTCTTTTTGTCTCAGTTTTTTTACCAAATGTAATTTCTAACGCTATCAGAAGAGCAGGTAAACTACCATTATGAGTTACATTAAATGTTGAATGAGTAACTCCATTAAAATTTCTTGTACTATAGTTATATTTACATTTATTAAATCCACAGTGTTCAATGTCATCTTCAAATAATTTTATGTCATTTTCAGTCCCAAAACTAAAGCTACACGATAGGTATTTTGTGTTTTTTTCATATATGTTAATAGAACCATCTGATAATAAGAATCCAAATATTCTTGAAATAATTGGTAATCTATAGTCATTACTATACAAAGGTAACATAGCATTTTCTGTGAGTTTTTCTATTTGTTTATTAATATAACTTAGTTCTAAACCTAATTCAATAAATTTATTTCTAAATGTAGTTTCGTCAAGAATTAATAACGAATTGCTATTAGTTGTATCACAGCTAATTAATGACTGTGATGGCATAATACCAATTAAAGTATCATTTTCAATAAACTCACCAACTTCTTTCCATCCTTCAGTTGTCATAAATTTATGATCATTTGTTGCAATTATCTCACGACCTGTAATTGTTTTTATTTTAAATAAAGGTTTATCGGTATCCCTAATATAATGGTTTACAACCTTGGTATAACTAATATTCATAGAATCTGGATTAAAACAAATAACTTTGTCGCCTAATTCTATATCTTTAATTTTCTTTTTATCTCCATTACTTAATAATACTGTTTCATTAATATCTAAGCATTGATAAGTGTTTCTTGGTGATTGGTTGTGATCTGGATAAGGAATACAAGAAGCTACTACGCCAAATATTGTTGATGGGTGGATTTCACAATGGGTATATTTATTAATAATATTATTTGTACTTGTAATGATATCTTTTGGTTTAGTAGCAATCATACTAAAACTTTGCTCTTCTGGATCAATATATTCAATTACTGCGTCATTAATCTTAGAATTAATTAATAAATCGTCCCAAGACAATTTATTTTCTTTTAAATCTGATATTATTTGTTTGGTAAGCAAAATATTGTTATTTTTTACTCGTAGTAATGGTCTTGTAATTCTTCCACTATCATTACAAACTCTGATTTCTTGTAGTTTATAATCAAATATAATTGATGTATAAATATTGATAATACCTTTATGTTTCATTTCTTTTAATTCCGTATATAATTCAAAAGGATTGAGTGTAATGCCAATCCAAGCACCATTAATAAAAACTTTGACCTTGTCATACATGAAACTTGGTCGTAATTCTTCATCATCAATCTTTAAAATATTTGGAAGAATATAATCGTATAATGAATTACTATTGGAATGTATTGTTACGTGAGCGATATAACTCATATTTTTAACTACTCCAACAGATTGTCCCTCGGGAGTTTCTGCCGGACAAAGAAATCCCCATGATGTGCTGTGTAATTTACGTGGTGGAACTAATTTCCCACTTTTATCAGTAGGAGTTGAAACTCTGCGAAGATGACTTAAGCTGGCAATATAAGTCAAACGATTTAAAACCTGTGCTACTCCGACTTTATTAGAGTTTGTATTTTTAATTCCAAAATCACCAGTAGATAAAGCACGCTTAAACCCATTTTCAATAGTATTAGACTTAATAATTTTATAAATATTTGTTAGATTAATAATATTCAGATAATCTTCTTTAGAACGCCAACAACCACTCTTTATTTCTTTAACTACTTGTTTTTCCATATCTTTTACAAGTTTATTAAAATAATTTCTGAATAAATTATTTAATGATGTTCCAGTTAAATCAATACGCTTATTAATATATGAATCTCTATCATCTCCTTTAATCCATCCAAATGAGGCTTGTAATAATTTATTTGCCATATATCCAAGAAAATAGATTTTTTGTTTGAGTGTTTGACAATGAGGAAATAAATCATTTTGTAATACCTCTAATGTAAATTGTCTTTTTTTCATTGCTCCCGTTTCCTTATCAATATTTAATGGAGTATAACTAACATATCCTGTAATATATTTAATGGCATCCTCATATGTTATATATTTATTGGCTTCAATAATAGATGCTTGTAAATTATCTAACATTAGCTTATATTTTTCCAAATTAATATCAAGTAGAATATATTCACATATTTCTTTATCGGATAAAATGCCGAGTGCACGAAATACAATAAATAAAGGAATGGGTTGTTTAACTCGTGGAATTTGTAGACAAATGGGTAATCCAAATCCATTATTCTTAGAACTAATCATCATATGAATTTGTTTAGGAGAGATACATTTAAAATCAGGTACAGACTTAATTTCTGCTTTCCATGTATATTTGGTATCATTTTTGGAAATATTGAAACAATATATACGATTTTCAGCTGCTCGTTCTTGACCCAAAACGGTCTTTTCAGAACCATTAATAATAAAGTAACCGCCTGCATCATACTTACATTCTCCAGTTTGCTGATTATCAATATATTTATATTGATTTAATACGCAGATATTAGATTTAAGCATTATAGGTAATTTACCAATATGAATTTTTGGTAAAGTTTTATAGAGTGTTTTAACATTTTCTAAGTTTTCTCCATCCCGAATAATATACTTAATATTAATATCAATTGTCATAGCAGAAGCATAAGTAAAATTTCTAAGGCGTGCCTCCTGAGGAAACATAAGTTTAATAGCTCCATTATTTTCATGAATTTGAGGACGATAAATATGAAAATTGTCAAATGTAATGAACATTTCAAGTGAATATTTACTACTCTTCTCGTCAAAATCTTCTTCAGACTTAATATGAACTGGATTAAACATTTCAATCGTTTTAATAATTTGGTAACTGACAAAATTATTATACGATTCAAGTTGATGTCGCACTAGTCTATCTAGATGCTGATCTTTAAAATAGGATTCAATAACTGTCCAAGGATCTTCAATATATGGATTATTTTCAATGACAAAATCGCCATTAGAATTATAACCGTTAATAAATTGCGAACTCATCTTATTACTTGTATGTTTTTGCTGATTATATATATTATCCATCCTTACAGTTATTTTAAATATCAATTTTTTTTTAAATAGTTTTAAAATATATTTATATATAATTGTTTTTTAGGTCATAATAAATATATGTAAGATTATGACTGATTATGGTAATAAAAATAGAATTAAAATATTGCCGAAATTTTCAATCACAAAAAAAATTTAAAAAGTAGATGGGGTTTTTGAAAATGGACATTTTTGAAAATGTCCAAAATTAAAAAACCAAAATACTTTTTGAAAAAGACCCTTGTACTTGGGGTTTGTTAGCAAAATGCTCTCATTTTCAATTTTTTATGTTTTTTTTTGTGACGATAAATTTTTATATATTTTTTGGAGAAAAATTTTAGGAACTTTTTATGTCAACTAATAGTAGACAAATGGAAGACAAAAAAGTATCCAAAAAGTTCCAATGTTTAAATTGTGATTATTCTACGTCACGAAATAGTCAATGGGAAAGACATCTAATAACAGCGAAACATTTAAAGGCGACAAAAATTGACAAAAAGTTCCAATGTTTAAATTGTGACTATCAAACATCACGAAATAGTCAATGGGAAAGGCATTTATTAACCGTAAAACACATAAATGCGACATCAGTAGACAAAATAGTTCCACATCATATGTTTAAATGTCCATGTGGCTTGGAATACAAATGTCGTCAGACATTATGGAAACATAAAAAAAGTTGCGGCGGAACTAAGGTTCCAAAAAGTTCCGAAACAAAGTTCCAAAAAGTTGACACCAATAATGAAGAAACAAAGTTAAAAGTATTAACTCATTTGGTTAAAGATGTAATCAAACAAAATATAAATGTTATTGAACAAAATCAAGTTCTAACTAACAAAATTGTTGATATTTGTAAAATTGGACAAAATAGTATTTCACATAACAATATACATTCTAATAATAAAACATTCAATTTACAATTATTCTTGAATGAAACATGTAAAGATGCTATGAATATTTCTGATTTTGTTGAATCTATCAAATTTCAACTTAAGGATCTTGAACATATTGGCGAAGTTGGTTTTGTTGAAGGAATATCTGATGTTGTTTTAGATAATTTGACCGAACTTGATACAAGGCAAAGGCCTATTCATTGTTCTGATAACAAGAGAGAAATTCTTTATATTAAAGACAATAATGAATGGGTTAAAGATGATGAACCAAATACAAAAATGAGCAATGTAATCAAACAAATTGCCAGCAAAAATATAAAAATTATACCTGAATGGATTAAGAATAATCCCGATTGTCATAAATACGAATCTAAGAAAAATGATAAATATTTAAAAATACTATCTAATTCAATGTCGGGAGGCACAGAATTAGAACAAAAAACTAACATAAGCAAAATTATTTCAAAAGTTGCTAAGGAAGTCACTATTGATAAGAATAAATTCCAATTAAAATAATATAAATATATTTTATATAATCATATAAATGTCAAAACATCGTATTACCAAAAAAAATAATAATTATATTGGAAGTGTTAAATCTTATATCGATGTTAATAATTATAATAATTTTTTACTTGAATTAGATAAAAAACAAACTGAATTAAAAGAAAATAAAGATATTGAACAACCAGATAATAATACTTCTGGAAAACAAAAAATAGATAAAGCTATAAAAAATATATCAAATTCTTTTATTGAGTCTAATTTAAAAGATCAAAATTTTACAGGATTATCTCCTTGGGAATCATTATTAGCTGCTGTTGAAAAACATATTGATCCTAATTTATATCAGCCTAATTATTCCTGTATAAATAATGATAATAAATTAGATATACAATCAATTGAAGAGAAAAAACCTGAACCTAAAAATAAAATTACAATTACCGCAGAAATAAATCATATTACTGATTTATTATCCCTAATTGAATTATATCCTATTGATAAAAATACAGAATACAATATAAATATGGAGTCTTTACATAAAATTAAAGAACCACTAACAGAATTAAATAATATGATTGGAATGAGAAGTTTAAAAGAAAATATAGTTGATCAAATTATTTTTTATATTCAAAATTTACATACTTTAAAATCAGATATCAAAGGTAATGACTTTATGCATACAGTAATTTATGGTCCACCTGGAACAGGAAAAACTGAAATAGCAAAAATTATTGGTTCTATTTTTTCAAAGATGGGAATTCTTAATAAGGAGACATTCAAAAAGGTAACACGTGCTGATTTAATTGCTGGTTATTTAGGTCAAACTGCGTTAAAAACAAGAGATGTAGTAAAAGAATGTTTAGGGGGAGTTTTATTTATTGATGAGGCATATGCTTTAGGTAATGAAGAAAAACGTGATAGTTTTTCTAAAGAATGTATTGATACATTATGTGAATCATTAAGTGATCATAAAGATAATTTAATGGTTATAATTGCTGGTTATGAATCAGATTTAAATTCTTGTTTTTTTAATTACAATCAAGGACTTAACTCCAGATTTACATGGAGATTCAAGACAGATGAATACAATGCTGAAGATTTATATAAAATATTTTTAAAGAAAATTAATGATGGTGGTTGGTTCCTTTCTGAAAATTCCGGAATAGATATAAAATGGTTTGAAAAAAATAAGAAGATTTTTAAATTTTTTGGAAGAGATATGGAGACTTTATTTGCAAAAACAAAGATAGCTCATAGTAGAAGAGTTTTTTGTTTAGATGAATCAGTTAAGAAATATATAACTATTAAAGATTTAGATAAGGGATTAGAAATTTATTTAAATAATGAAAATTCTAATGAAAGAGAGAATGAAAAAATTAGAAATATAATTAGTAGTATGTATACTTAATAAATATATTCGCAATAAATTGTGTTTTATTCGTAAAATTGTTTTTTTATTATATTACATATGTCAACTAAAAAAACAATTCAAATAAATCCAGAATTATTTAAAATATCTGGAAATAAAACAAGAAAAAATAGGGAAAAAAAAGAATTAACTTTAAATCCAATTGTAACCCCCAATAATCTTAAAAATAAGTTGTTGAAAAGAATTAAAGAGCATAAAGCACAAGAAATAAAAAATAAAACAAGTGATTCGTCTATTACTGGGAGAGAAATAAACCCAAATAATTATACTGATGAATTTTACGGAGCATTAGATTATTTATCTGATTTAACAAAAAAACAAAAAAATAATGATGCTAAGCAGAAGTTTTTAAATACAAAAACATTAAAAAATTATCAATCTCCAAATACCGATATATTATTAGATTTACCATTAGAATTACAAGAAAATAAAATCTTTATGCCTAATACAAATGATGTTTATAAGGTTAATTATAAAGTTGAGGATGATTTACCTTATGGTTGTTTAAAAAATGGTAAAAAAAAGACATATAGAGAATGGAAAGAATTATCAAACTCAAATACACAGGATTTTCCTGATATAATTAGACCACCAACACCTCCAAAAAAAAATATGTTTTTAGAAGGAGTTACACCTATAAAAACGATTGAAAATCAATCTAATTTAACACGTGAAGAACGTTTAGACAAAATTAAAAATAAATTAAAAAAAATACAAGAACAAGAAACACAAATGAAACAACAATCATTAAATGAATTTAAAAAAATAGAAAATCAATATATTTCTTCATTAAATATTAATACACCAGAAGATAAAGAAAATTTTGAATCAAAAGAATCAGATAACACTCAGAATATAGAAAAAATGATAAAAGACTATGAAGATAAGAAGGAAAATGAAAAAATAAAAAAATATTTAAAAAAAACGATTAAAAGAAAGTTTACATTGGGAAAGTCAGACAAGTTACGTCGTGTTTCTGTTTTAATAAAAGATCGTCAAACAAGAAAAAATATAATTAATACTCAAAAAGAATTGAAGAAAACTAATATTTATGATGTTAAAAAATATTTGCGTCAACATGGAATAATAAAGGTTGGAAGTACATGTCCTATTGATATTTTAAGGAAAACATTTGAATCGGCGATGTTAACAGGTGAAGTAACTAACATAAATAAAGAAACATTATTACACAATTTTTTATCAAACGGAAAAGAAGATTAAAAATTTCATGTAATGTAATTATTTATTATTTGGGAGGTAAAAATTAAAGAAATTTTATTTTCTCATTTTACATAAATGAATAAAATAAGAAATGATTTTCCTCCTGATGTAAAAAAATTTTTTTATAATTTACAAGAATATTTGGGTGAAGATTTATATTTTTATGGATCGGTAAATAGAAATGATTATATACATGGAAAAAGTGATATAGATGTTGCTATTTTTACAGATAATGAATATAGTTTAATGTCTAAATTACAACATTTTTTACATGTCAAAAGAGATGCTTTTGATAAAGTTTTATGGAAATTAAATGGAAAGATGATTTATGGTTATAAAATAAAATGTGATAAATATTTGGATTCAAAATGTGAAATAGCAATTTATAATAATGACTTTAAAAAAATATTATTAGCTGAAATGAATTTATATGATAAACTTCCATTATATATAAGTGTGTTTTTATTTATAGTTAAAACGTTATATTATACAATTCCAATATTAAATTTAAAAACTTATTCAGCGATAAAACGTTATATATTTAATGATTTATTTATTCATAAAAAAAATACAGTATTTTTTATATTACAAAAAAAGAAAATTTAAAGACATAATGTTATAAATTTAATAGAATGTCTTTAATTAAAGAATATTTGGACCTAACAAAAAAGTATTCAGAGGAATATGGTGAACTTACAATTATTTTAATGCAAAATGGTGCATTTTTTGAGGTTTATGGATTAAAGGATAAAAATGTTAATATTTATGGTTGTAAATTAAGTGATTTTTCAAGAATTTGTGATTTAAATATAGTTGATAAAAAAGTTCCGGGTGGAGAAATGACAATAGAAGGTGATCAAGTAATAAATGCAGGATTTAAAACACATTTAATAGAAAAATATATAAAAAAACTACAAGATAATGGTTTTACGGTAATTGTTTATGAAGAAGAAGGAGAAGATCCGGTGAAAAAAACAAAAATAAGAAATCAAACAGGAATATATTCCCCAGGAACATATTTTTTCCCAGAGAATGAAACAGAACAAATAACTAACAATATTTGTTGTTTATGGATAGAAAGTAAAAAGGGTTTGTTAAAAAGTATGAGCAAAAATTATATTTTTGTAGGAGTTGGTCTCTTAGACATTTATACAGGAAAAACTTATATAAATGAATATAGTGAAGAATATATAAAAAATCCAACAACATTTGATGACTTGGAACGTTTTATATCAATCTATAATCCAAGTGAAACAATAATTGTTTCAAATTTACAAAATAATGATATAAATGATATCATAAGCTTTATTAATTTAAAAAGTAAATCATTACATATTGTGAATTTAATTGAAACAAAAACAAATAAAAATATAATAAGAGCAAATAACTGTGAAAAACAAACTTATCAGACCGAATTGTTGAGTAAATTTTATAAAATAAATGATATAAATACTTTTATGAGTATTTTTTATGATAATGTTTATGCAACTCAAGCATTTTGTTTTTTATTGGATTTCGTATATCAACATAATCCGTATTTAATTCAAAATATATCCGAACCGATTTTGGAAAATACAAGTAAGAAAATGATATTGGCAAATCATTCCTTGAAACAATTAAATATTATAGAGGATGATAATTATAGAGGTAAATATTCATCAGTTTCAAAAATGTTAAATGAATGTATAACTCCAATGGGAAAACGTAAATTTACTAATAATTTTTTAAATCCAGTAACTGATGAAGATTATTTAAAAAAGGAATATGATATAATAGAATCACTTTTAAGTAAAGAAGGCAATGAAGAATATAATGTGATAAAAGTTATGTTAGTTAAAATAAAAGATATAAGTAAAATAATACGACAAATAATAATACAAAAAGTAAGTCCAAAGTTATTATATCAATTATACAATTCAATTTGTATTTCAAAATTATTATATAATTTTGTTATAGAAAATGAAAATTTGAAAGAATATTTACAGGATAAATTGACAGATTTTGTTAGTTTGATATATAAAGCAGATAATATTATAAATTATATAAAAAGTGTATTAATAATAGAAGATTGTAAAGATATAGATAATATAACGAAAATAGAAAAAAGTTTTATACAAAATGGTGTAGATGAAATATTAGATAGTAAAATAAAAACATTAATGGATTCACAAGATCAATTAGAAGCTTGTCGTTCATATTTTAGTTCATTAATATCAAATTATGAAACAGCAGGAAAATCAAAAAAGTCTACAAAAAAGAAGAAAGTGATTAATGAAGAGGAGGATGAAGAAGGAGAAGAAAAAGAATATGTAAATATTCATGAAACAGAAAAAAATAACTTTAGTTTATTGGCAACAGAAAGAAGATGTAAAATATTAGATGAGATAATTAAAAATACTAAAAGTATAAAACTAACATATAATTCATCTTTTTCAGGTTTAAAAACAGAGTTTACTTTATTATTGGAGTTAGAATATAATAAACAATCTCAATCAAAAAAATCAATTACCAATAGTCAAATAAATGGTTTTTGTAAAAATTTAGCAACAATAAAGGTAAATTTAATTGATACAGTTTCAAAAGTATATCAAACAATAGTAAAGAAATTAGAAGATTATAAGGATGATATAGAAAGTATAAGTAATTTTATTACATATGTAGATGTAGTTTATAGTAAAGCATTAATAGCAGTAAAATATAATTATTGTAAGCCAGAAATAGTAGAAAATGATACAGAAAAGTCATTTATAAGAGCAAAAGATTTAAGACACTGTTTGATAGAAAAAATTCAGCAATCAGAATTATATGTAGCAAATGATATAAATATAGGAGATGGAAATGGAACAAATAATATATTAGAAGGAATATTGTTATATGGAACTAATGCAGTTGGAAAAACAAGTTTTATACGTGCGCTTGGAATTTCAGTAGTTATGGCACAGGCAGGATTATATGTTCCCGCATCAAGTTATAAATTTAAACCATACAAGTATATTTTTACTCGTATTTTAGGAAATGATAATATATTTAAAGGTCTTTCAACTTTTGCAGTAGAGATGTCAGAATTGCGTACAATTTTACGTTTATCAGATAAAAATAGTTTAGTTCTTGGAGATGAATTATGTTCTGGTACAGAGAGTATAAGTGCTGTTAGTATATTCGTTGCAGGTATTCAAAAATTAGCATCAGTTGGTGGCTCTTTCATATTTGCAACTCACTTACATGAAATTATTGGATATGATGAAATTACATCCTTACATAATGTAGGTATGAAACATATGAGTGTAATATATGACAAAGAACGAGACTGTTTAATTTATAATCGTAAATTACAAGATGGTCCAGGAAATAATATGTATGGTCTGGAAGTATGTAAAAGTTTGAACTTGCCGCAGGATTTTTTGGAAAATGCGCATAATATTCGTATAAAATATCATCCCGAATCAGGAAGTGTTTTGGGTCAAAAAGGTTCCCATTTTAACTTAAAGCATATTACTGGAGGTATTTGTGAGAGCTGTAAAATACATCAAGCAGTGGATGTTCATCATTTAATATTTCAAAATGAAGCAGATGAAAATGGAACAATAAAAAAGAAAGGGCTAACATTTAAAAAGAATGATAAGGCAAATTTAATGAATTTGTGTGAAAAATGTCATGAAGAAATACATAAAAATAATAAAAAATATAAAAGGACAAAAACAACGAATGGTATAATATTAGAGGAAGTTTTATAAAAAAATTAATTTTTACGATTTTTTTGTGTTTTAGATTTTCCTGTAAATAATCCAAAAAACCTACGCGTCATGCTTTGTAAAAAAGGAATGGATTTTTGTCCAGTGTTAATAACTTTACTTCCTACATTTTCAAGACCAGACTCAACTTTGGGAACGTATTTCTTACTTGTTTTTTTGGCAACAGAAACCGTTTTATCAAAAGTTTTATTAATGATATTTTTATAACTTCTTTTATGTTTTGGAGGGGAATGATGTCTACGATGAGCCATTTATAAAATATATGAATAAAATAAAATTAAAATGTCTAAAGTTTTTTAAATAATAATAGTATATGAGTGAAATAATAGATTTTATAAATGAAAATATAAAGGAAATAGTGTTAATAGTAATAGTAGTTTTATTTTTGTTAGTTTTGATAAATATTAAAGGGATAGATTTAAACGTTCCAAAACCCAAATCAAAATTAGTGCAACAAGTGACAGTTGAAACATTTGTGAAAGATTCAATAGATTCAAAAGAAAATATAAAAAAGATGATGGGAAGTTCATCAGAGAATTTTTGTGAAAGCTATTTAGGTGCTGAGAAGGCATGTAATGAATTAACTGAAAGTAATTGTGTAAATGTAAGATGTTGTGTATATGGAAATGGAAAGTGTGTAGTAGGTGATATAAATGGTCCAACATATAAAACGGATAAAGATGGTAAATGGATAACAATGGATAGTTATTATTATTTAGGTAAATGTAAGGGTGAGTGTCCTACAAAATGAAGGTAGTATTTAAAAAATAGATATTTATTTACCTACATTATGTAGGGAATAAACATCACACTCCAATTTTCTCAATTTTATTCCAGAATCTAACGCTAATTGCTCCACTATTGGATCATTCTTATAATCTTCTAAATATATTACTTCTTTTATTTCACATGATGCTATTGAACGAAAACAATTTATACATGGATAATGAGTTACATAAATTTTTGCTCCTAATAAACTTACACCCCTCTTAGCACAATCTGATATGGCATTTACTTCACTATGAATAATGGACTGTTCATGATCATTTTTAATACGAGATATGTGAGGAGCACCTGGAATATATCCATTATACCCCATTGATATTAAATGATTATTTTTAACTATTACAGAACCTACATGAAGACGATTACAAGGACTACGTTGAGAAGCTAATAATGCAATGGACATAAAATAATCATCCCAATTTAAACGTTCATTATTATTTTTTATTAAATCATAAATTTGAGATAACATATTAAGAGCAATATATATAAATATAATTTAAATTTCTATTTTTATTTCTAAATCAATTAACGAATAAAAATAAAATTGATTTTAAAATATTTAAATATTTAATTATTTATAATATAGAAAATGATTATTCCTATAAAATGCTTTACTTGTGGCACCGTAATTGCCGATAAATATCGTTACTATTGTCAAGAAGTTAGGAAGAGAAAAATGACAAGAGATTTACATGTGGAAAAGGTTATTTATTTAACTCCCGAATATAGCACCAAAACACCCGAAGGAGAAGTTTTAGATGAACTAAATTTAACAAAAATGTGTTGTAGACGACATATGCTTACCCATGTTGATATTGATTAATTTATATACTTGAACATTTATCTTATTCAAAAACTTTTTCTGTATATATATATATATAATATGTCAAAAAGATCAAACAAACGAAGTAATAAAGGAAAAATAACAAAAAAACAAAAAACAATTTTTATGATTGGATGTTCTAAAAAAAATAAAAAGTCATATAGAAATAAAAAAGTTTTTTCTCCTTTAGGTAATAAGTCATGTCCAAATTGTGGTATAAATTGCCATTGTAAATCCAATTGTAAATGTCCTAATAATTGTCCAGGTAATTGTTATTTAAATCGTTCTTCTAAAACACATCTTGAAGGGGGCTCGGGTTGTGGTCCTTGTGGATGTCCCATACCACCTATGTCTTGGGCTACAATGAATAAATTTGGTGGTTCTAATTTATCCTTTCCACCTAATCAAATACCAGATGTAAATGGTAAACCTGTTATAATTGCTCCTCCCGAAAAAGGTTACGTCCCTATTTTGGGTATAGGTCAAAATGGTGGGAATTGTAATGTGTGTGGTCAGATTCCTGTAATACCGCAAACAGGTGGAATTAATTATAAACCTGTAGGTCCTATGCCTGGTCCTGAAGTTGGTAATCCATGGGGGGCTCCTTTTTCAAAATGGCCTGGTGTGGATGGAATAGGTGGAGATAGAAATTATTTTAAACCTTATAATACAAATAACGATCCACAACAACAAATGACAATGAATGATGCAGGTTATCTTACATTAAATAGTAAGGTTGGAGGTAATAAAGCTAATAAAGTCGTTGGTCTTTCTAAAAGAGGAGGTGGGCTTATTCCCCAAGATTTAGTAAATTTAGGAAGAGATTTTAATTATAATGTAAAGTCGGTTTATAATACATTAAATGGATATAAAGTGCCAGTTAATCCAGCACCATATAAAGATCAACTTACTGGAGCATTAAATAACAATAGATTTATACTTTAATTTTTTTCTAATTATAATACATAAAATGGCTTTTCCTACTAAATTAAGTCAATTGTGTACTCCTTCTTACGTTTATTTTATTATTTCTGTTTTGGCAATTGTTATTTCAGCAATTCAAAATATGGGAAATAGTAATAAATATACTTTAGGAATGTTTTCATGTAATGTTCCAAGTTGTATTGCAATTTTTATTGTGAAAATTATTTATATATTATTTTGGACCTGGATTTTGAACTTGATATGTAGGGATGGATACCCAGGAATTGCTTGGTTTTTAGTTTTATTACCATTTATTTTGCTTTTTGTAATTATGGGAATGGTTATTATGTATCAAAAGAAAAATAAAAAAGAAGAAATGTAAATATAAACTAAATATACAATAAAAACAAATCAAATATCCATTTATAGTAATATTTTGTATATATATTATATAAAATATGACCAAAATACAAACTATTTTAAGCTTAGTTTTATTTTTAGTAATAATATTTATAATAAATATGATTTTTGGAAATTCAATTAGTGAGACCTTTAGAGGAGGAGGAGGAGGTGGTGGAGGTAGACTGGGAGGAGGCGGTTTAGGAAGAGTAGGACTAGGAGGAGCCGGATTAGGAAGAGTAGGGCTTGGAAGAGGTGGGTTAGGATTAGGATTAGGTGGGGCAGCATTAAGGGATCGTTTAGAATTAAATAATAATTATGGAATAGTAACAGATGAGGTTCCAATATATTATTATGATGACCAATCAGATGATGAACCCTTATTTTTTAATTTATTTAAAAGATTTTAACCCTTTTTATCCAAAAATAGTAAATTTGGAGGCATACATACCAAATAAAATTAAAAACATTCCTACATAATCATCAATAGTTGTTGGTAATTTTAACCAATAAGCATTTGACCATAATTGTGCTAAAAAGTCAAAAACATAAGATGAAAGAGAAATTTGTGCTGCAGATAAAAATGTATTTCCAATGCGATTAGCAGGAATCAAAAACATCCATTCAATGGAAGCCCAAAATTCTGAAGATAAAATCTTGGCAAATATATTGGCATCTTTCATTTGGGGTGTGGTTTGTGTGAATAAAGCAAAATCCATAGTAAGTCCAATCATAATATTAAGAAAAAGCCATAATAAAAATTTTAATACAATATTCATTATATATATTACTTTAAGAATATAGTTTTATCAAATGTATATATATAATGGACTATTCTTTAATAAATAAAAAAGGCCCATATTATGTATTATTTTTATTTTTATTTATATTAGCCCAAAGTTTATCAATGTGGGGTCAGTTTGTTACACTTCCGTATAAAAATTTATCAATGTGGGAAGCATATAAAATGGCAATTCCATTTGCTTGGTTAGATTGGATAGTAATGACATTTACTGTTATGGTGGGTCATAAATACGATTTGGTAACACCAACACAGGATACTTTTTTGTTAATTATAATACAATTTAGTTTAATATTATTAATAAATCAATTTTACTTAAAACAAAAAGTAACACGTAGTGATATAATAGCATTTTTTATAATTTTATTTGGTTTCTTTGTTAGTTTCTTACATTTAATATCTAAATTATTCAAAATAAAAATTCCAAAACATCCAGGAACAGATAATCCAGATACAATTAGTGCAACTTTGAAAAGTGAAAGTTATAATTCATTAGTAAAACAACGCGTATTTGTTGAAGATCAAGCTGAAGAGATTGATGAGTCAAACTAACAAATAGATTGATTAAAAATAATTATATATTCTAAATGATAAATGAAATTTAGAAAACTCGTAGATTAAATTTAGAATATATTCAAATCATAAACAAAACCGGACCCGACGAGTTTACCCGAATCCAACCCGAATCCAACCCGAATCCAACCCGAATCCGACCCGAATTCTATTTGAAGTCAATTTGGTTATAATTAGAGTCTAATCCGAATCCAAAATAGAGCCCAACCAAGAGCCAATTAGAGGCAAACCCGTAGCAAGTTATAATCCGACCCGAATACGACCCGAACCGCACCCGAATCCGAATCCGAATCCGAACCCGAACCCGAACCCGAACCAACCCGAACCCGAACCCGAATCCACCCGAACCTGACCCGACGAGTTTACCCAAACCCGAACCTGATTTATTTAACTTTTTACATTCTCATATTTCCACAATTAGAAAACAAAAAACAAATATTTAGAAATATTTTTTATTTTATTAGAATTATCGATTTACTAACACTTTATCTAATTTTCTATGGAAGAATTGAATTTAAATAAAATTTTTATTTTATCTCCAAAACTTACTGAAAAATATATTATATGAATATATGACAGATATACAAAAGATTAAAAATGGAATTCGTTATGATTTAAATGGATGGACCTATATTTCAATTAAGGGCTCTCCTAAAGAAAGAGGATTTGCCTATGGAAAACTAATAGCCAAAGACATGAAAGAAGTAAGACGTATTTTAGATTTTATTATTTTAACCGATTTTGGAGTAAAATGGGAATTTTTTATTTATGTTGCAAAGAAATATTTTACCTCTAAAATTCAGGAATTATTTCCAGAATTTTATGAAGAAATGCTTGGATTTGCTGAGGGTTCTAATATGGATATAGATGAAGTTGTAGCATGGAATAATTATTTTACCTTAACTGAAAGTTGGTGGTCAAATATGCCAGAAGAAGAAGCTATTGCTATAAAGGGTTCAGCTGTTTCAAATAATAATATAGCTTCTAGAGAAGGAGGAGGTGCTCAAGAAAGATGTAGTGCATTTATTGCTGTAGGAGATTGGACTGCTGATGGAAAAATAGTTTGTGCACATAATAATTTTTCCAATTTTGTTGATGGACAGTTAGCTAAATACGTTTTAGATATAAAGCCAATAAAAGGGAATCGCATTTTAATGTTAGGTTTTCCTGGCTGGATTTGGTCCGGAACTGATTTTTTTGTAACTTCTGCTGGAATATTAGGAACCGAAACAACCATTGGAGGTTTTATTTCATATGAAAATAATATTCCTATTTCATGTCGTATTCGTAATGCAATGCAATATGGAAAAAACTTAGACGATTATGAAACTATGTTGTTAGATGGAAATTCTGGAGACTACGCAAACTCTTGGTTATTTGGAGATACTAACAAAAATGAAATAATGAGAATTGAATTAGGTTTACGTTTTCATAAAACAGAGCGAACATCTAATGGTTATTTTATTGGTTTCAATGCTCCATATGATCCTAGAATACGTAATTTAGAGTGCGTTAATACTGGAATCGATGATATTAGAAGACATCAAGGAGCACGTAAAGTGCGTTTAAATGATTTAATGGATGAACATAAGGGCAAATTAAATATTGATATTGCTAAAAAAATAATTTCAGATCATTATGATGTATATTTAAATAAAGAAAACCCTTGTTCAAGAACATGTTGTTCTCATTATGAATTAGATGCTCGGGAATATATGTCAGATCCATCCAGACCAAAACCATTTCAACCTCGGGGCGCATTGGATGGTAATGTAGTTGATTCCACTATGACCAAAAATATGTCATTTTTATTAAGATGGGGAAATTCATGTGGTATTCCATTTAACGCAAATAAATTTTGTTTAGAAAATAGGGTTTGGAATTATTTACATCCATATTTACATGATAGACCACAACAACCTTGGACTGTTTTTAAAATTACAAATGAATTATCAAAAAATAAGACAAGTCGCAAATATAATAAAAAGACACGCACATTAAAATCAAACAAATTATAAATTATAGAAATAATCTAAAAATAATTTTATTATGAAAAACTTATTATGTAAAAGATGTAATAAGTGTTTTATGAAAATGAATAATAAAAATGATTTATAATGACTACAAAAACTTCAATACTTTTTGTTAGTTTATTTTTTTTTCTCTTTAGTCGGTATAATAAAAATATTTATAATATTATAAATTTATTACATTATAAAAAAATAACATTATATTAATATAATGGATACATTATCTTGGAATTTAATTGACAAATATTTTAAAGACAATCCATATAATTTAGTTACACATCATTTAGACTCTTATAATGACTTTTTTAGTAAAGGAATTTTTCAGATCTTTCGTGAAAATAATCCTATAAGATTTATTGAACGAGAAACTGAAACACCAGAAACTGCTGAGGAAGAAATTACAGCCAAAAAATCCAAATCAAAAGCTCTTAAAATTGGGGACAAAGAAAACCCCAACGAATGCTTAATTTATCTTGGCGGCAAAAATGGAACGAAAATTTACTTTGGAAAACCCATCATTTATGATGATGATAATAATAAACCATATCCTCACTATATGTACCCAAATGATGCCAGATTAAGAAATATGAATTACGGAATTACTATTCATTATGATATTGATGTTGATTTTATTTACTACAATGGAGACCAAAAAATAGAAGAAACCAAAACCTATGAAAAAATATATCTAGGACGATTTCCTATTATGCTTCATTCTAACTTATGTATTTTACGTGGTATATCAACTGAAGCACGATTCAATATGGGAGAATGTCGTAATGATTATGGGGGATATTTTATTATTTCTGGGAAAGAAAAAGTTATTGTTAGTCAAGAAAAATTTGCTGATAATATGCTTTACGTAAGAAAATATAAAGAAGATGAATTATACAGTTATTCATGTGAAATTCATTCTGTATCTGAAGATAGTTCTAAACCCATCAGATATACTTCTGCTAAAATTATTGCTCCTGATGCATCTTATACTAACAATCAAATTGTTATAGATATCCCTAATGTAAAAAAACCTATTCCATTATTTATTCTTATGAGAGCATTAGGTGTAATTTCTGACAAATCTATTATTGAATATTGTTTATTGGATCTAAAAACTAATTCTAATATGGTTGATTTATTTATACCTTCTATTCATGACGCAAATAATATATTTACACAACAAATTGCTCTTGAATTTATTTCTAAGTTTACTAAAAGACAAACTATTTCAGCTGTGCAAGATATATTAATGAACTATTTTTTACCTCATATTGGTGAAGATAATTTCCTTAATAAAGCTTATTTTATTGGATTTATGGTAAATAAATTACTAAGAGTTTTTATGGGTAAAGAGGCACCTACTGACAGGGATAATTTTAAATTTAAACGCATAGAAACATCGGGTTCTCTTATTTATGATTTATTTCGTGAATATTATCTTATACAAAATCGTAACATATTTTTAAAAATAGATAAAGAATACTATTATCACGCTGGGAAATATAGGACCAATTTTGTTAGTTTAGTTGAAGATAACATTAAAGAATTTTTTAAAGAAAGAATTGTTGAAGATGGATTCAAAAAAGGATTTAAGGGTAATTGGGGCGCCGATACTAATACTAAAAGATTGGGATTAGTTCAAGATTTAAATCGTTTATCCTGGTTTACTCATATATCTCATTTGAGAAAAATTAACTTACCATTGGATCCTACTGCTAAAATCGTTGGTCCACATTTACTACATAGCACACAGTGGGGGTTAATTGATCCAGTTGACACACCTGATGGAGGAAATATTGGTTTACATAAACATATGGCGATAAGCACTGTTATTACTAACGGATTTTCTTCTTATCCTATTATTAAATGGATTAGAGCTAATACTTCACTTAAGTTATTAACCGAATGTTCTCCAAATGCTTTAGCGAACTCAACAAAAGTTTTTGTAAATGGTAATTGGATTGGTGTATTAGAAAATCCGATACAAACTATCAATAATCTTAAGCTATTCAGAAGAAATGGAATTATACCAGTTTTTACCAGTATATCTTTTAGTTATGAATCTAATATTATTTATATTTATACTGATAGTGGACGTCTATCCAGACCTATTTTTTATAGAGATCAAGTTATTTCTGATAATGGAGAAATTTCATATACAAAACTTTCTTATGAACATGGAAATATTAAAGAAATTATCGAATCACGTAAATATACATGGTCTCAAATTATATCAGGATTTGAAAAGAAAAATGATGAGTTTTTTAATTTTAGAAATAATATTTTATATGATATAGATTCACTATATCCAGGTTATAATACATTAGAAAAAATTATGGAGTTTTTAGAGAGAAATAGAGCTATTATTGATTATATTGATACTTCAGAAGAAGAAAGTGCACTTATATCAAATAAACCATCCGAATTAAAAACAAATAAATATTTCACACATTGTGAAATAGATCTTTCATTAATTTTTGGAGTAATGGGAAATTCTATAATTTATCCTGAATCAAATCAGTTTCCACGTGATCTTTTTTCTTGTGGTCAAAGTAGACAAGCAGTATCAGTTTATCATTCAAATTCTCAAATGAGAATGGATAAAATGGGAGTTTTACTAAATTATGGACAAACTCCATTGATAAAATCCAGATATTTAGAATATATAAACAAAGAACAACAACCTTATGGAATTAACGCAATTGTTGCTATTATGTCTTACACTGGGTATAATGTGGAAGATGCAATTTTAATTAATGAAGGTTCTGTTAAAAGAGGAATCTTTAATACTACATATTATACTACATATGAAGCCAGAGAAGAAAGTGCAAGAGTCTCTGGTTCTAATGTAAATACAAGTTTTGCAAATATAGAAAGTAAGCCTAATGTAAAAGGAATTAAAGAAGGTTTTGATTACAGTAAATTAGATCAATATGGAATAGTTAAAGAAAATACTCCTATTGATGATAGAGTTGTTTTAATAGGGGAAGTTACTTCAAGTATTGATCAAAAGGGAACCTTTATTGATCATTCTAAAACAACTAAAAAAGGTCAATTAGGCTTTGTGGATAAATCGTTTATATCTGAAGGTGAAGAAGGATTCAGAATAGGAAAGGTCAGAATTCGTGAAGAACGATTACCCGCAATTGGTGATAAGATGGCTTCTCGTGCAGGACAAAAGGGAACATTAGGTCTAATTATTCCTGAAGAAGATATGCCTTTTACTGCGGATGGTGTTAGACCTGATCTTATTATAAATCCACATGCTTTACCATCTCGTATGACAATTGGTCAATTAGTTGAAGGTTTATTTGCAAAAGCTTGTTGTATTTATGGAGGATATGGGGATTGCACAGCATTTGCTACTAAAGGGTCTAATTATTATACATATGGTCATATGTTAACTAAAATGGGTTTTCATAACAGCGGTAATCAATTATTTTATAATGGATTTACAGGGGAACAAATTTATTCAGAGATTTTTGTTGGACCTACATATTATATGCGTTTAAAGCACATGGTTAAAGATAAGATTAATTATCGAGCAACTGGAAAACGAAATTTTTTAACCAGACAAACTAATCAAGGACGTGCTAATGATGGTGGATTAAAAATCGGTGAAATGGAAAGGGATGGTATTATGGCAAATGGATTATCTTATTTTTTAAATGAATCTTACATGGTAAGAGGAGACCAATATTTTATGGGAATTTGTAATAAAACTGGTGCTATTGCTATTTATAATCCTGATACAAATTTATTCCTAAGTCCTTTTGCTGATGGTCCAATTGTTTTTAAAGAAAATGTTGAGAGTCAACAAATTCTTAATGCTATCAGTAAATTTGGACGTTCATTTAGCATTGTAAGAATCCCTTTTGCTTTAAAACTATTAATTCAAGAATTACAAGTTATGAACATTCAAATGAGAATTATTACTGAAGAAAATATTGATCAACTAATGAATCTATCATATCAGTCGCGTAATATTGATAAACTCCTACACATTGATCCTCAAGCTGCTGAAAAAGAAGTTAAAGAAATAATTGATAATTATACTTCTGAATTAGCCCGTCAAATAAATATTGAAAATGTAACTCGTAGAGGAATAAAATATGAACAACCTGAAGAAATATTACCCCGTAGTTTTGAATATACATCAGAAAATGAAATTGAATCAATACAAAATGAACCCAAATCTGAAGATTATGGTTTATTTGAACCAGTGTATTCTCCATCTTCTGTAGCTTATTCCCCTATCTATGAACCAGAATCTACAGAAATTATTTCTTATAGTCCAACTCAAGGAATAAATATTGATGAATTATTAATAAATAAACAACCTGAAAAAGATTGGGAGGGTTCTCCTCCTTGGGCACCCCCATTTAATAATCCTATACAAAATGAAATTTTTAATCGTTTACCTCGATACGTTCAGGATAATATATTGAAATTAAATATACAAGATAAAGAACTTGAATTTAAAATTGTAAATGATATAGACCAAAAAATTCATTCTAATTTTAATAAATCTCCAAATCAAGAATTGCCATCTCTAATAAAAGGAGGAGCAAATATATTTAATAATCCATTATTGGATAATGAATTTAATAAATTAGATGGTGCTCTTCAATCAAAAATTCTACAAATACCTTCTTCACAAAGAGCTGACGTTATGTCTGAAATAATACGTAGATCCAGTATAAAAATGGATGAAAAGAATTTTACAAATAATAGTTCTTCATTAAATGAAGCTTTTAATGCTTTACCTGAACATAATAAAATGATTGCACTACAGGGAGGATATAATTCAATGGCCAAAGAATTTGGTGGTTTAGCAAAACAAGTTCCTGAAACTAATATAACATTTAGAAGACCAGTTTCAATGTCTGAAGAACTGGCGAATAGATTTCCATTATTAGCAGTAGATCAAATAGGTGGTGATGAAAAAAATACAAGTGATTCGTCCAATGATGATAATACATCTTCTGTAGACGATACAGAATCATCATCTTCTTCTATATCAACATCATCATCTTCTTCATCTTCATCAAATAGTAATTCTGGTGATGGTTCTATTAAGAAAATTAGTTTTTAAAAATAATTTAAAATTGAAAGAAAATAAAATCAATATGTTTATATTATATTATAATAATGGCAAGTCAAAACACAAGTAGTTTAATTTCTCAGATTTATAAATCAAGAAGTGTTCTTCTTGAATTAATGAAAAAACAAGATTTTTATACCAAAGATTATGAAGGATTTAGTGTAAATGAAGTTAATACAATGAAGACTAATAATCAATTAGATATGATTTTAGAAAAAGTAACTGAAATTAAAGGAGAAAATATTGATAACGACCAAGAACATCAATCAGGAATAAAGATTTATATTAAATATTATTTAGGGAAATCCTTAAGACCAAATAATTTACAAGAAATGATTGATGATTTATTTATGGTTGAAGAAGTTTTAACAAAAAAGGACACACTTTTAGTAGTTGTTAAAGATGAAGTAAATGAAACCTTGTTAAATACCGTAAAACATATTTGGGAGTCTGAAAAAATATTTATTATTCTTCTTCCTTTACAACGTTTACAATTTAATATACTGGAACATATATTAGTGCCACCTCATCGTGTATTAGATGAATCCGAAAAAATCAATGTTAAAAATAGATATAATATAGTAAATGATAAGGAGTTTCCAGAATTATCACGTTTTGATCCAGTAGCTCAAGCAATTGGTATTAGACCAGGACAAGTTTGTGAAATTACAAGACCAAGTAAAACAGCAATTTTAGCACCATATTATAGAATTTGTATTTGAAAATATTGTAAAATAAAAAAATTATTATATATAAATGGACCAACCACAATTAATAGGACAATCAAAACAATTTAATGAAAAAATTAATACTATTAAATCTCAATTTTTTTCTGCTTTAGATGATTTTAAAAAATATTATGTTTATTATAATAAAAATCCTGAAGTGAATGAATTTCAAAACTATTACGTCAATAGTAAAGGTCAAATACAAAATATGAGTAGAGATTTATTTTTAATAACTAATGATATTGATAAAAATATTGAAATTTTAAATAAAAATATGTTAGCTATTTCATTACAATTAGATAATGAAAAAAAATTAAATAAAGAAATTAGCGATTTAATTTCTAATCTCGAAAATACACAAAATGGTTCTGAAATGCTAATTGATGATTCCAAGTCAAAATATAATTCACAATATTTGATAAATTGTGAATTAATTATTGGAATATTTTTTGTTAGTTTATTGTTTGGAAAATTTGTTCTACAAAAAAGTAATAATATTTGACCTATGAAAACAAAAATAACTCATACATAAAATTTGTTATTCGTAAATAACATATTTTATTTTTCATATATTATGATATAAAAATACATTATGTTAAATTTCAATCGCAAAAATTTGGTGAAACCTGAAATGTCACAGTATATTAAAGAACAAATAATATCAACACAAAACAAACTAATTGAAAAGTATTCTAATGAAAATAACGATTTAATTGATGATAAAGGTTTTAATTTAGTAAATTATAAAAATATAAAACCAAATTTATCAAAATCTAATATCATTTTGCCATTTGTTAGTTTCTTATCTTTTTTAGCTGGATATAATTTTCATTATTTTATTTATAAAATATTTAAACGCGATTAAAGTTTTCTTTATATATAATATGAATTATAATGAAATACAAAATGATAAAATAAAATCTTCATTAATAAAGGTTGAAGCTCTACAAAAAGAATATGAAGTAACCCTTCAACAATACCAAGAAGCGGGTAAAAATTATATTTTAAGTTTACAATCAAATAATAAAGAACCAAATATAATGAATTTTACAGCTTTAAAAGGTAGAACATGGTGGGGAACTTCTGGGTTATCAGAGGGAGTTGCAAATAATCAGGAAGAATGTGAAAATATGTGTGCGAATAATAGTAATTGTTCTGGTGCAACATTTAATCCTGTAAAAAGATATTGTTGGACAAGAACAGGTGATAATGGAATTACGGCTGGTTTAGATACGGATTATGCTTTAATTACTCAACAAAAGGAAGCATTATATATAATGAAATATTTGAATGATCAATTATTAACTTTGAATAATCAAATAAAAGACGAACTTAGGAATATTAATCCTGAAGTAAGACAACAATATGAAGAAAAAAATCAAAAACAACAAGAATTAAAAATATCTTATATTAAACTTTTAGAACAAAAAATAGAAATTGATAAACAATTACAAGAATATAATTCAATTGTGGAAGATGAAAGTAATCAATCAATTTATGTTAATCAACAAAATTTATCTTTTAGATTATGGTTTTTTATTACAATTTTATTAGTAATAATTACAATTAGAATGTTTAGTAGTAAAACATCTACAATTTCTTTAATCATTTTGTTATTAATTATAATTATATTAGTAATTTTATTATTTAGATTAGGGGGAGTAACAGGAATATAATATTGATTTAGAGCAACACATATTATATTATTTTTTATACCTATTATTACGTAATCGGCAATTAGATTCTAAATTCAAACTAACATAGATTTTTATTATGATATAATTATAATAAAAATATAAAAAATATAAAAAATTACATAATATATTATTTTTCTATTTATTTATATTAAAGATGAATGATGATTTATTAAAAA